ATGAAAACGTTCCAGGTCGCACTCCCCGAATCTTACGCCTTGAAGTTTGCACGTCGCGAGGTGCATCGTGATGCTGATCGGCTCGGTGCTCGCCTGCCTCATCGCATGGCCCGCAAGTCTGGAGTTGGTTTCTGCGTTTTCAGTTTTCCTACCGAAAGGTGCATGAGCGCATTTATGCGTCGGCATGGCGGCAAACCGTTCGGCGATGGGAAATGGGAGAAGGTTCTGGTTCGATAAACCCGCGAATGCGCACAGGAAATCCACAGGTGATCCCATAAGTTTCCACAGCGCTGAGTTCGCGATTGACTCTCCTCTCAAACAAGAACATTTTAGGAACATCGGCGGGCGGCGCTGATGAAATCCAGACATGCTTGGTGGCGTGTGTGTCTGCTTCAATGGAGCAGAACAATGAGTACGGTTGCGCAGGAAAATGAATACGACGACGAAATTGAATTGGTTCTCGCCTACCACAAGGGCGATGCGCGAGCCGCGATAGAGGCGCTTCTCAAAGATCGGGATTTTCTCGTTAAAGAGGTCGCCATAGCCAGTATGGCTGTCAGTCATGGCTATACCCGAGGATGGAAGCCGACTGTCTTCGTGAAATGAGCGGCAGATCACGCGGCGAACCGCCGAAAACCCTGATTAATAAGCATTACTCGTTTCAGGTCGTATTGTATCTGACAGACGAATTACGCCAACGGCTTTTGGAAGTGATCGCTGATGAACATCGGCTGGACGCCTATCACCTGCATGGCTACCAATATCATGAAGGATACCATTTCTCGATCGTGAAATTTGCGACGATGGAAGGCCAGCATGAGTTCATTCGGCTTTATGGCGGCGTGCCTTACGATCCGACGGACAAGAAATCCAAGCCGTGGGAGACGTATTTTGATCGATGAAAATACGACCTCCTTTTCTGCGAGAAATGCCAGCGTCGACACGGATCATGGATCTGGTCCAGTGGTACGAACTATATGGTTATTGCTGTCGCTGCGGACATATCGGATCGGTAGATCGGATGATCCTTCTTCGAAAGTTTGGAACACATACCTTCTTCATCGACCTACATGGACGCCTGAGATGCAAGGCATGCACAGCAAAGGGCGATGCGCAGTTTGGAATTACGAAGATGCCGAGGTGAGAATGGCCGAATACAAGAACGACAACGCCCAGGTTGCGAAAGCCGGAAGCCTGTTTGTGCACTGGTGTGATGCCAAAGGCTGTAAGGAGTGGGGAAACTTTGGTTATAAATTGTCGAATGGCCAGCTATGGTTCTGTCGCGCCCACAAGCAGGAAGGCGAGGATGCGCTGGCTGGACGCCGGAAATAACGGCGCTATTCTCTGCTACGAGGAGGAGCGCATGTGCAATCTATACAACATCACAACGACACATGAGGCCATGCGCCGCCTGTTCCCCAAGTTTGGAGATATGACGAACCGCATCAATCCGCAGATGGATATCTTTCCCGACTATCCAGCGCCAGTTTTGCGGAACATCAAGGGCGATGCGCCAGAGTTAGCAATGCTTCGCTGGGGCATGCCCACGCCTCCGATGTATGTGAAGGGCGAAGCGGACAGCGGGGTAACGAACATCCGCAATCTCACATCGCCTCACTGGCGGCGCTGGCAGAGCGTCGAAAGCCGCTGCGTTGTCCCGGCCACGTCTTTCTCAGAATACGGGCAAGAACCAGACCCGAAGACCAAACGAAAGCCGCTTCACTGGTTCGCTCTCAATGAAGAGAAGCCGCTCTTTGCGTTCGCTGGCATCTGGACAAGCTGGAAAGGCATGCGGAAGAAGAAGGAAGGACCGGTTGAAGTCGATATCTTCGCGTTCCTGACCACTGAGCCGAATGCAGTGGTGAAGCCGATCCACCCAAAAGCAATGCCGGTCATTCTCCGCACCACGGAAGAAATCGACACATGGCTACGCGCTCCCTGGAACGAAGCCAAGGAAATGCAAAAGCCCCTGCCCGATGCTGATCTGATCGACCTCACGCCGAGTAATGACAACGAGGAAGCGCAGCCGAGTTTGTTTTAGGCGCCACTACAAGTTCGCAATCCCCGCCCTACCTTCGTCAAAAAATGAGGAAGGGTGCTTATGGCGAGTTCAAAAAAAATCTCCGGTCCGAAAAGCGACGGCAAATATCCTGACCGCAATATTGACTGTCAAACGGCAATCGCGTTCCGCGTCGTTGAACTGATTGAAGAAGCTGAAAACTCCGGCTGGACAGCCATCGAGGCCGCGAAAGCTATCCAAGAAGTGTCACGCGGACTATTTGTAGGACACGCCGGCAAGGATCGAAACGAATGATTGGGAACAACCTGGACGCTGCCTGGTTTTAAAAGGTCTCCTTAAACAAATTCGCGTCGTTGAGAGCCTGCACTGACCCCACCCCGCCATTTCATGAATAGGCGGGGTTCTTTTTTTTCTGCGTCCGGGGTTTTGTGATTTGTATTAAAAGCTTTGGTCGCCCATTCTTATTGGATTGTTGTGGGGGTTTCTACTAGCGAAAGCTAAAGGGAGACCAAAATGCCGTTTTTTAGCGAAGCGAGCCGCATATATAATCCTATTGAAGTGAATTTCATGCGTAGCTGCTTCAGTAATGCAGCAATCATGCTTGAAGAAAGCGACCAGGATTACTCCGCTGCCGACCTGGCATCTTGCATTATCATGCTTTACCATAGCGGGCTCAGGGATCACGCTTACCTCAGTGAGCTATCGGCAAGGTTGGCCCACCAACGGTACGAGAGACGCCACAAAATCGAACAATGTCCAGCTGCCAACAGCAATGGTCCAAAGCAGACGGCTCGTGCGCAACCCGTTGAATACGATCCACTCGCCTAGGCGGGAACAAAAGATCGAAGGTAGAGTTTCACACGAGACAGACTAACTAACTGCCACAGCGCCAGCGCAGCCTGCACCATACCTGTCGCTGACGCGGCCCTGCCGTTGCTCGTCCCTCGGCAGGGCAAGTTCTTTGGGAGGGGGATATGCCTTGGGGAAAGCCAGTAGACGTCCAGCTTTACGGTATCGGAAAATATCGCGTTGTACCTGACACCCCGACAGCAGCGCGATGTCTGTTGAACGATTGGCCTGAAAGTGGACGCGGAAAAGAATATGAGGAAGCCTTACAGGCTTGTTTGGCCGACCTTGAAGGGCTGCCGAACACTGCCAGAAAATCCTTCGTGAAAGCCGCCAAGGCAGCCGGGCTTACAATCCGGCCCTGCCAGTGGCACTGAGATCGTTCAGGCTATCCGAGACGCTCTGAACGATAGCGCGAGGATGGGTTAGGCCCCCTGTGCCAAGCGCGGCCCGACAGGTCGGTAGATCTGTCGGGCGTATTTTTGAAATACATATTCCACTATCTTTTTGTGCGGAACAAAACCGCCACTTTCCTGTTAAGCCGAAACCCAAAAAGGCCTAGGCTATGACAGAACCCAAAAACCATCATAATAATGCACGGCGAGCATCTCGCGGGATACCAGGAACTCACCAGTCTGCAGAAGCAATCGCCGAATCTTTAAAAGCGCGCTTGATGAAGGCCTTTTCAAATGAGAACGAGGATCAGTTTTCTGAGCTACTTGCACGGCTAGAGCAGGCTGAGAAGGGGCGCCACCATTGAGCGGCTCTTTACTTTCTCATTTTACCTAATAAAATTTTAGGGCAGGCATTTAAGACCTTCCCATTTACCCCCGCGCGCTTTTCGCTGCGGGGTTCTTTTTTTAGGCGGCCCGCCTATCCTCCAACGCTTTAAGCCTCTGCGCGAAGTATATGATCTTGTTAAGGTCATACATTCGACTGGCCGCGTCTTTTTCTCCGAACCGATAGCAAGCCTTGAAGATGTTGCCGAGCGCGAATGACATGCCTTTGTGCTCGATCAGGTCGTTTAGCTCGGTCGCATGGGGAGGCAGCTCGTAATAGCTCGTGCTGCCGCCGTCGGAGGTGACAGGCGCTGCGGCTGCGCGTAGCCCCAAGTCGGTTAAGTGAATCGGTTTTGGCATGGGTTGTTTGCTGGAACCCAGTTCGCCTCGAGCAATCTCGCGGTCAATTCGTGCGTCTGGAACCATTAGACTTCCTCCCTCACCTTCCGTTTCGGCTCTTCGAACTTCTCAGTCACCGGTCCACCTGCGAGTAGTCCGCGAACTGACCGCAACTTATCGCGAACAAGCGGACGAAACCGACGCGCAGCGAACGGCGGATTGTCATATCCGAACTGCGGGCAGATGCCCCGATCGACGCCTTTCAGACGAACGCCGATGTAGCTACCCTGCGTGTAATGCTCGAAGGGTCCGATCCAGCTTATGGTGTAGACCTCGCCTTCCTTGATCTCGATGAACTGCTCAAAGCCGACCTTGGCGTCGATGCAGATGACTTGCTGGCCTACGTGAAAGTTGGTCACGCCGCATCCCTCCAAGCCCCTAACCGCCGAAATTCTACCGGCACGCCATGGCTACACGCTCGCGCCGTTCCTTCCGCCATGCCTCGACTCATACCGAAGTCTTCATAGACAACGCATTTCTCCGCCACCCGATACCATGCAAGGCCAGCCTCAATGCCGAGTCCTCGCTCATCAGGCCGCATATCATCCAGCACTTGCGTGTGCAGTAGATGACTCGCAATCGGCGCTTCGCCCCGGCGCAAGCTGTCCTGAAGGCAAGCGCGAGCATAATCGGTGTTGCGCGCAACGTCGCCACTATAGGGGCTTTCGATGATGACGAGCGGCTTGCGCGCGGGCTGATGGGCAACTGGCACTGGATACGGCACGGGAATGTCACCGATGTATAGCTCGCCCGCCCGTAGGACGACTTTGGTGTTTGTGCCTACTGGCCATCCTTCAACCGCTGCTCGCGCAGCGCGGTCTTCTTCTTCCTGCCATTCGTCGCCCGGCTGATGTACGCCGTAAAGCTGGTGTAGCTCCATATTTCTCTCCTCGTGTTTGTGGTGAAAGCGCCGCTTGGTGGGCGGCGCGGTGGTCAGGCTGCCGCACGGCTGGGCTTGTTATCATTCGCCGCAACCGGGATACGCGCCGCGCCATGCACCATTTCAGGCCGCAAGGTCAGCCGCGAAACTTCGCCGTACAGCTTTGAGTACGTAATCACCTTGGCCGATCTGCCTGACAGCCAGCCCCCGCCAGCAGCATATGCGTCTGGAGCCGCCAGCGTCTCGTGGCGCTCGACATACATCAGTCCAGACTTGCGCCCTTCGTCGGAATGCAAATGGCCGATGTGCGCATAGGCATATTTGCTCCGGCCGTACATTTCTCGAAACATGCCAGCCAGCGTCGCATCGACATTACTGACGCCTCGCTTGTGGCCATGATGAGCGAATATCGCCGTCCTACCCCACTCGTAAGCGTAATAGAGGCTGGGCGAGTTATCGACGGTGATACGGGGCTCGTTCTCATACATTGCTGCCAGCATTTCCCGCAGCCACGCCGAAGAGGCCGGATCGTGATTGCCCTGCGCCATAATGATGTGCACGTGCAGATGCTTTTGCAGCAACATGTCTATAACGCGCCGAACCGTCCGGATGATGACGCGAATGATCTTCTGCAGGCGTGAATCTGAATCCAGTACGTGCTTGCTGGCGGGCGTAACCGTTTCCATGCTGTCGTAATGAGCAAGGTCACCGAGTTGCGCCAAAACGGCAGTATGCGCGTCAGGCGCAAGATCAATCGCGGCAGCGAACCAGTCCGTAACAAGCTGCTCTGCAATCTCGATATCGTAATCAGCGCCGGTTTCTTCGCGCCATGCCAGCATCCCGAAATGAGCGTCCGTCAAGCAGAAGAAATTGAGAAGGTCGGCATTGGTGCCTCGCGGAGCGGGCATAATGCTGACACGAGGCAGGCTTTCGGATAGCGCCGACACCATGGCATCCAGCACTGCCCGTTGTTGCTGCGCGTCAGCCCGCTCCATAATGTGCTGCGTAATCACCCGACCTTCGGCATTAACGAGCGTCGTCTTGCCTTTGACGGCAAGGCCAGCCGTTGGCTCGTAAGCCGGGCCAGCCTCTTTCGTCTGGCGCATGTAAGTGCCGTTCGGCGTCTCGGTCAGGCTTTTGATCGCATAGCCGGGCAATGTCGGTGACGGACCCAACAGCCCAATCTCAGCGGCCCGCTTTATGCTTTCGTGGAACGCCGACTTCTTGATGCCAAGCGCAGCGGCAGCCTTAACCAGCGTACCGTGCTCGCGGTAAGCCTCGGCACGCCGCAGGAGTTCTTCGTGTGAAAGGCGCGCACCCGCGCCCTGTCTGTCATGGGACATACAGTCTCCTCGTGTTTGGTTGGTAGCCGTGGTGAGCGGCGCAAAAGGAAGGATGGAATGTCTCGATAAATGTGGTGTTAATGGCTGATAAAAATAAAACGGGAACTTACAATAATGACGCGGCAGATACTAAATATAGTGTTAACGCTCAAATAAAAAACTATATCTTGACGAAAAGACATGATTCGGGCAGATTCCGATCGTCAACGAAACGAACTCCAGTCGAACGTTGCGCTCCGAAACTGCTAATGGATGGTGAATATTATGGCAAAAGCCGAAACCGGGAATAAAGTATCGTCTATCGCGGCTAAGGCCCTTTCAACTGGCAAGGCCACCCCCAGCCAAATCAAAGCTATGGCTGGTTCGGTCCTTCGTCAGGACGAAACAAAAGGAAAACGCAAATAAAGGGCGCCCTTCGGGGCGCCTTTCTCTAACATCAAGTCAACTCGGTCGACCATTGGCACTCTTACTGAAACTCAAGCCCGCATTTATAACCTCTGAAAAATCAGGAGGTTCAATGCCATCCGGTCCGTGCCCCGGAACCTGCCTGCAAAGCGCCCACATGATGATTGGAAGTACTTTTTCATCAACGGCGTTGTCACGAACCATTTGAATGTATGATTGCATAATGGTGTTCCGCTGCCGCGCATCGTCCATCAACAACAAGGAGCGCATAAAGAACCGTATCGCGAGTTTCATGATCCAAAAATACAAGACGACCGGCACGGCAATGAGGAAGGCTCGTGTCAATTGTAGCGACACCATGCTCGAAACGTTCTCTCTAAGCAAAAACATCTCGACGATAGATAAATCTCCAAGCGTAATTAACTTTTTTATCTGCGGAGCAAAGAAATATACTCCAAAACCAGCTAAAGCCACGAGAGCAGCAATAACAAATATAGAACCCACTAAAGAAAAAGCGGCCCACCACGCCCTATTACTCCAAAACTCACCAAGAATATTTGTCTTCAAATACTCATTAACAGATCTTTCATAATTCTTTATGCTGTTTATAGTATCTTCTTTTATACCTTCAAAATCTATCTTCTTAGAATCAAAATCTGCTAAAAAATTATCGACTTTTATCTCGTGATCCTTATGAGATTGTTCTAATTTACCTAATTCTGCAATCAACGCATCTGTTTTCTTTTGGAACTCTTCATTGAATTGTTCGAAACGCTTACTAGCATCGATTGTCTCGGCTCTGAAAGAGGCTGCATTTAGAGCCATTTCCCCAGATGCATTGTCGCTTTCAAGATATATCTCGCGCAATGCTATATACTTGGAATCATACCAGTTAACGGCGACATCCCTGAAGGATGGCAGATCGTCAAGCTTTCCACCCCGAATTATAAGCTCAGATCGAAAAGCGAACTTTAGAAGTGATTTAAATTGAGAAATCCTCTCACTGCTCCCACCTTCTTTCTCTTTGTTTAAAAGCAAAGAAATGTTCTCTACATCCGTCTGTTCTACAACGGGGAACACAGACTTCAAAATATTTACCGGTTTTCCAGACTCGTCTTTGATTTCGACCGTCTTGTACTTGCGGCTTTCGTAATATTGGCGGATATCGTCCTTTATTTTATGCAGAAATTCATCGGGAGAGTAAAGCGCCGAACTAACCTGCGACCTATCTATTGCGTTGAAAAGGCTCTCAAAAATTAAATACTGCCCCAGAAGACGTGTATGATCGCCAATGCCTATCTCTGAGCCATTAAAAGAGACGTTCGGCTTAGTCATCATCTTTAGCAGAGCTAATTCTAGTTCAGTCATTCAAAGCCTCCCGCGCCTTTTAAAATAGCTTATCTATCTGACAGCAATACCGGGAGTCGCTAGGAAACAACAACTTCAGATTACCAAGAACACGAAATTGTTGGGTAGCTTCTAATGGTTCGAACGTGAACGATACAATTCGTTCCTTATCCCCTCCCCACGCCATCCGCTGGCACATCACCGCGAGATATTGCCGACGCACTACCCACCAGCTACAAGCGCACATGATTTCATTTCCTTGGTGGGTTGCCGCCCTCGTATATATGTCAATCTACTGGCCATTTACCGTTATGATAGCGGCGGCTGTAGTCACGACGGCATTCTTGGGAACGAAGAGCGTGGGCTGGCGCGCCTTCTGGATTGGCTTGGCAATCCTGATCGTCGCGCCGGTTATCTGGTTCTACTCGCTTGCATAAAGGGAAGACCGCCGTAGCGGGGAGTCTGTAGCGACCCGAAAGCCGCCTATGTTCTGGTGCGCCCCGTCCTCGTCGCCATGATGTTATCAATCCGTTCTGTGAGCCCGTCGATGCGATGCGCCACACTTTCGATGGCCCGCATGATCTGGGAGGTCTGCTCCTGCATGCCAGCCTTCGTGGCGAAAGTTTCAGCCGCCCGCAGCTTGTAGTCAGAAAGCTCCTGCCGCGTCAGGCTGGCAAGGGCGGTTGCAGCGTCTGCTTTCGCCGCGTTGCGGGCCTCTGCTTTCGCGATCTGGCTTTCGACGTACTTCCACAAGCCAAATAAAAAGCCCATCAACATCACGATAAAGCCAACAACGGCCATGATTTCAGCGCCGGTCATCCGATAATCCCCCTTGCCGCCACGCCCAGCCACAGGCAGGCCAGCCACCATTTACCACTCAAGGCCGCACCCCGCATAGCTTTTCCAGTTTAGTGTTCTCCGCGAGAATCTGGCGCTTCGTGCCGTCAGTCAGACTGTCCTCGACGCTCGGGCGGACAGGCCGGGCCACATCGCAGTAGCTACCGGCGGTCACGCATCCACCGAGACAGAGCAGCGTCAACATCACCGCCGCCAAGCTTGCTGGTTTCATCTTCGATTTTCCTTGCTTTATTGGTGACTTTCAGCCGGTCGGCGGTTGCGCTTGTGGCGTTGTCCGCCCTACCCTTGAGGTAAGCGCCCGCCAGAATCGCAAGGGCCGCAGCGATTGCCACGGCCCAGCCTGTGATTTTGGAGCGTAGGGTTAGCAGCCAGGTCATGTTGGCACTCCTGTCAAGATCAGCATGCGATGCTGCCCTGTGAGCGGCAGCAAGTAGCCGTCGCGCGTTTCGGTTGCCTCGCATACCGTGAGCTTTGCATTGCCCCACTGCTGCGAGCCGTTATCGATCCACACCGTGGCTGTTCCCGCGTCGCTGTCATATTCAATGGCGATCCTTTTGAGGCTCACGCCGCCACCCTCTTCAGTTCGAGCCTGCCGCTCTTCCAGAGCCAGAAGCCCGCGCCTGCTGCGACCAGCAGAAGCGCGACAGTTGCGAACGCCCAAGGGTTGGAAACCGCACCGATAAGGCCGGTAACAAGCGTGCCGCCCGTGCCTGCGACGATCGTCTGCACGGTCTTGTCCTGCAGCAACGGCACGTCGTCAGGCTTGGCGTCTTCCACCTTGGCAGGTTTCATTTCACGGGCAGCCACAAGGCTGTCGAGGAAGTTGCGGTAATATCCAGCTATCAGGCTGGCCTTGTCAGTGCCGTTGACGATAGCGCGGGCGCCTACAGGGTCTTCCTTGCCGCCGTCGAAAAAGTCAGCCAGCCGCTTGCCCGTGAACTTGCCGTTGATCATCCCATCAAACAGGATGCGGATAGCCGTGGCCATCTCCAGCGCGGCATCGGGGTTATCGCCAAGGCCGTACTTCTTATAGTTGTCTTTGCCGGTGATCTGGGCCAAGCCGCGACCGCGGTATAACCAGCCGTCGTTCGGTCGGGTGTTGCCCATCCTGCCGCCGTAGACCTTGTTAGCCAAGGCCTGCGGGTTTCGCACATAAGGCTGGGCGCTCTGCACAGTGGAGAAGCGCGACGACCATGTCTTCTTTATCTGCGTAGCGGTAGTGTAGTTCAGGTTTTCCTCGATCGGCTGCATCTTGCCGCCAGTCTCATGAAATGCCGTCGCGAGCACATAAGCCGTCTGCTCGTCCAGCAGGCCTCGGCGCTCTGCCTCGGCCAGAATTGCCGACGTGCCGTCGACCTGCGCTTGGCTCAAGCGCCCGCCAAAAGGCGCGCGCCTCGCATACGCGAAGAACGTTGTTTTGTTCATGGGGATGTCCTGTATTGGAGTTGGCAGCTCAATCGGTGCTATGCGCGCACGGTTCGTTCTGAGGCGTAATGCCAATTGGTCGAACGGAAGCGCCGCCCGTTCGTTATTCCGATGCCGTTAATCTGATCATCGGAGGAATGGCTATGATTAGAAATGGTTTCGACATGCGCCGGGAAAGCAACATGACGTGGTGCGTCTATGACGTATTCAACGGCGAGATTGTCTCTATCGATGGCCACAAACAGTCCGGTCTCAGCGAGAGTGATGCCAAGGAGGCCGTCGATTTGCTGAACCGGAAGTATATCGAGCGCCACCAGGAATGCGGGTCTGGTCGACTGCCTTAAAGACATCACGGGATCATGCGCTTTGTTAGCGTAATTGAGCCACAAGCCAGTGTTCACCGGCGACGAGGCGCTGTACAAACCCGCCGGTAATTGGCGGGCGATATGAACCACTGAATGTTGGATAGACAATGTACAAATCTGCAGCTTTGTCAGCACTGATAACCGTATTGGCCTCCTCTCTTCCTGTACATGCACAAAGCATAGAAATCGGCCCAAATGGCATCCGCTTATTAGAACCCGAAAGTGATCGCCCGCGGTATCGCGAGGATATCAGCGAACGTCGTGCAGCGCGCATCGCTCAGAGAGAAGGTATGGACGAAATCGACAGCGTCTCACGTAGACGCAATGTCTACATCGTCCGCGGAGTGGACCGTTACGATGATGAAATGCGGGTAGTCATCGACCGGTATTCAGGCGAGGTATTGCAAGTTCGCTGAAAAACAGCCCCGGCTGGTCCGGGGTTTTTTCTTGAGGACTCTTACGTCGATGGGTTGCCTGACGAACGAGCAAGGGGCATTACCGCCTGACCCCTTCCCCAAGACAAAGGTAGTTCAGCAAATGCTAGTAAGATGGTCCGGCTTCGGAATGGTATCGGTTTTTGTACTAATCGCAGGGATGCTGGGAGCGACTTTCCTGCTGCGGCCCTATTTCATGCAGAGCATGGCGCTTCATCCAGCCGCTTACGTCGCCAACGGTATCGGTCTAATCGTCGGCGCTGCTGCAAACCTTTTTCTGGTTGCAGTTTTCAGAAAGATTTCCGCCGAAACGTATCATAGCTTCATGGGCATCAGCATGATTGGTTGGTCAGTCATCGGCTTAGTCGGCGGGGCTGCGCTCGCGGCTTACGGCTGGACGCTGTAACCCGTCAGGCGCAGGTTACATTTGCGCGGACCCCGGTGATCGCGACACGGCACCGGGGTTTTCTTTCGGCTGCATACGGATTGTTTACAATCTAACTCCTAAATGTCTACTGGGCGCTTATCGTTGCTTTCAGCTAGATTTCCCAAGGCGCCTGCCCCGGTTAATGAAACCTTGCCGGGGCTTTCCATTTGAATGAACATTCTCGCTCCTCTTGGGTTAGCCCTTAAGGAGGTACCAATGGGCTCATTCATTTACGGTCACATCGAATGGATATTCTGGGCTTTCATGGCGCTAGCTGCTGCCATCGTTATAACAGTCTTCTTTTATTATGACGGGAACGGAAACCGACGTTGAAAAAACCGCACCGCATGCAGGGCGGATCGTCAGGTTTTCGGTATCGGTTAGGCAAGTGAGAGAAGCTCAGCCGCCCTTTCTTCTCCGAATAAATCCGTCGCCATCTGAACGAGCAGAGGCCAAAGCTCATGATCGGAGCGGAAGGTGCTTGCGGTCAGAAAGATTTGCCGGGTGCGGAACGGCTGAGTTGCCATCGCCGCGTTGACCTGTTCCGCCTCGGCATCAGTCATGCGCTCCCAGAGCGTGACGGCGGGTATGACCACAACCGACGGACTTTCAATGGCCTCCGGTGGCGGCGGAGTTGTAAGCGTGCCGTCCGGTGTTTGCCACAACGCAATACGCCGTGCATCTGCCCATTGTTCGTCGGTAACAGGAACCGCATCCAATGGAATATCAGAGTTCCGGTTTCCGTCTTCGGTCGGCGGATAAGTCACCTCGTCATAATAGAAGAGCGGGAAACCTTCCGGGCCGAACTTGATGAATTTGTACTGCATGAATGCTCCTTAGATCAAAAAGCCCGTGGCGAAGTTTCTGAAGGCCTGCATCATCGGATTGCCTTGTACAGCGTCCAGAACGAGCTTGAACTGGACGGTTCCACCTGCGGCAAGCTGGAGTGCTGCGGAAAGGGTACCGGCGCGATAATACTGCTGCACACTCTGCGGGTTCATGGGATAAACCATTTCAGAATAGACGCTGCCATTGACGAATATCTGGACGATAAACTGCCCTCCGTATCCGTCCCCCATCGTCGTACCCATGGAAAAGAAATACATTCCGGCTTCGGGAGCCGTGAACGTTCCGCCACTCCAGCAATTGCCAACGTTCAGAGGAGATGCCGTGAAGCTGAGATTGGTCGTGCCGTTATAAACCAGCTGATTGGCAGCCAGATGGGCTTTGAAAACTGGTTTACCTGCGCTGATTGTTCCACGCATCGCGGGTACTGTCTGATCATCAAGAAGCGTTCGTGCAGCGGACGTCAATGGCGTGAGCGCCGCACTATCGTCAGCATTAAAATATGGCATCTGGTTTGCTGAGGCCGTGCCAGACAAGTTCATAAGTGCAGTCGCTGCGGCAGTGATGTCGGATAACTGGATATCCGCGTTCGCGTCCGTTCGCAGGAACTTGTTAGCCGCAAGCGCGACCGCTTTAAGTGCTCCATCTGCATCCGTCTGCAATATCTGGCGCGCCGCCAACGTCAGCGCCGCCAGCTTGTCGAGACTGCCGTTCGGGTCTTGAACCAAATCGGCCAACTCGTATTCGCCAGTTGGCCCACCTACGGGTACCTTGCCTTCCTCGACGCCCAATTCTGCAATATTCGACAGGACGCCATTGCCGAGCAGTTCAATGAGCGTCGTCGTCTGGGCGGTAACACGTGCACCGTCCGGCAAATAGCGCGCCCGGTATGGCGCGTTTGTCAGGCTCGTGCCGGTCCACGGTTCGGTCAGGGTCAGCGAAGTGTTGCCATCGACGCTGGCGATGATTGCCGTCAGGTTCTGGATTTGCAGCGTATCGCCGGGACGGAAAGCCGCTATCTCGAACATGGTCCCGGTGCCGGTAACGGTCGTTGAACCAGCCGCAAGCGTTATCGTCCCGGTCACATAGTCGGGCAAAACAGCCATGAGCTTACCTCCCCGCGCTGTTCACGCGGTTTCTTTCGGTTGGATTTTGATGAAGGTCAGCGCTTCCAGACGAGCGCCCGGATAGTCCCGGAGAAAGCGCTTACGATGGGAATACCGGTGCCCGCATAGCGGAGTTCGTAATTATTGTTCCCGCTGACCGCGCTCGTGTCGATCATGGTGATGTAGTCTGAGAATGTCGCGCCATTGGACGAAGGCGATTGCGCCGAGGCCACCGTTACCCCAGTTGTGACATTGATCAGACTGATGGTGACAGACGAGTTTGACGAGCTTGTCCACGTGATCGACCAGCCGAAAGTGATCAGACAGGTATTCCCCTGCGGATTGATCGTCAGAAGACTACAGGCCGGGGTGTTCTGATTGCCGGGGTTGGGTGATGGTCCAGAAGCATTGAAGACTTGTGTCACAGACCCAAAGTCCAGATTGCTGGTTTTCACCTGCAAGTTGCCAATCTTCGCGGAAGTGATTGCAGCATCCCCGATTTGGGCAGTGCCGATCTGGACATTGACGATCTTCGCCCAATCCATGACGAAGCCTTCGCCGTACATAACGTTGTTCTGGATGACGAATGGCTTGAAGAACTCGGTGCCGTTCGAGAACACGATCTGTTCCGCTATCAGGGCAATACGCGCCTGGGTGCTGGTCACATCAAGGAAGAGGCCGGCGCTCTTGTAGCTGTCGGTTGTTCCACCGCGCACTTCCATTCCAATGCGGGAGTTCCAGCCGCTCGGTGCCGCATAAGTCCCCATTCGGAAGGTCGCGTTCGCAGACACTTCACCGATATTGGACGATAGCTGGTTGATGAGGTTGGCTTGCGCCGCAACATCATCCTCGACGCCATCGACACGGACTTGCAGCAACTGAATAATGCTTGCCCCGGTATTGTCCCAGAGCTGGGCATTGATCCGGGTCAGCTGCTGGCCAATGGCACTATTCGGACCCGTGGCAACGATGATATCCTCCTGCCACATCGCCTGCGCATTGCCAAAGGTGCTCGATAGCTGGCGGGTCAAACGCTGGATGTCCGAATAGTTGCTGTTGTGATTATCCGCCGTCAGGGTAGCAAGTTCTTCAGCCTGCCGGATCAATTCGCGAACCTGCGGCCCGATCCAGCCGAGATAACCCTTCAGGTCATCGGCCAGTCCCTCATAATCGATAGGGTTCTGATCGCCCTGCGCGTTCAGGGTGCGGAACGGTTTTGCCGCCGACCAAGCCACAGACCGTCCATTATCAACACGCAAACGCGTGCGCACAAACCAATCTGTGAGCGAAGTCAGGCCTTCGACCAGAAGAACATTCACAACATCCCAGGTGACGAACCGTTTGAACACCTGGCTTGGATCGTTTGCGGGCCAGTATTCGATATCAACACCGACGACCGAGATATCATCAATCGTATCCCAGAGCAGCCGCGCACCCGGCAACTCTCCGGCGCCGTCTGCCTTAACGATTGTCGGGATAACATCGAAGTTCTGCACCTCGGCCAGATACTGCGGTGGTGGAACCACGATAATGACAGGCGGATCAGTTTCGTAAGCCGTCGGGTCAAAAACGCCGTTGCTGATCTGTTGCAGCGCAATCGAGATATCACGAGCGCCGTCGGTATTGATCCCGCCAAGCTGCCGCGTCAGAACCTGATATGTGCGGTCTCCATACTTGGCACTGTTCCAGCGAACCCACCGGCCTTCCTTGATCGTATCGAGGAATTTCGGATGAACGACGATTTCCGCCGATGCCTGATAGCGAGCGCCACGGATGGCGATATCGGCCAGCCTGTCCACCTGCCGCACATCGGTGACGGCAGCGTAAGGAATGGCACTGGCAAGCGTTTCCCGATCTTCAGCCAGCGCCCCTTCATCGATACGGGTTGCCGCGTCCTTGGTTTCGTAGAAGTCATCCGGCGAGACATAAGAGGCCGCAACGGTATTGATGAGTTCGGTACGCTTGCGCTTGGCACTGAACCGCAACGGTGCACCGCGCTTGATATCGTCGTCGGTGATGGTTGCAACGATGGCCTGCGGAGCGCCAGCAATCGGAAATTCGCCGTCAACGCGCTCCACCCACGAGCCGCACATGGCTTCAAGGATTGGCGTTAGGTTGGCGTCGTGGTTAGCGCCGGGTCCATCCTTGGCAATCGCATGAGCACGATAACGCTTCGAACCGTCCGACATGATTTCGTCGCAGATGTTCGCCGCCTGAGTGTACTCCGCCAATGGCAGACGGCTTGCACGAACAGCCTTGCCGACCATGCGCTGCGTGCCGTTGAAAAAACCGCGTTCCAGATTGTAGATCTGCACGACCGGATTATCGGAATATTCCCATGTGCTCTGATCGTCCCAGCGATGCGCGCCTGATCCGCCCACCGTGCTGTCTTTGCGCCAGTCGTAAAGCGGCGCGCCCAAGACTTCGAATAACAGCTTTGCTGGCGAGGTCAGGCCATCGCCGTTCTTGCGAAGCTCGGAAAACACGACGGCATAGGCAACGCCTGCACCGCGATGGTTTGCAGTCCACCGGCCAGCCGGGCGCGCATTGCTGATCAGCGTCGGCTCTGCCTGCTGATCCATTGTGCCGTAGAAGAACTTGACGCGGACGTTATCGTGATCGTCGCCGCTTGTTCCTTCATTCGGCACAAGCCAATAACCGTTAGCGTCCTGCTGGCTCAAGATGCGCCATTGGCCATTGTATCGAACACGCGGAACAGCCGTAATGCGGAAGCTCGACAGCACGAACACGTCCTGTATCAGACGCCCGCCCGACCCATAGCTGTTGCGGTAAATGTGATGGCCTTCAGTTGCACAAGTGCCGAGAATAACCGAGCGCGGGATATTGGCGCCGTACTGGGTTTCAAGTTCTGATGCGCGGCTCTGGGTCTTCGGAGGAAACAGCGCGTTGACGGCATATTTGAGTGCAATGCCAAAGGCGGTCTGCGCGATACCGGCGAGGATCGGGCTTGCAGCAGCCCATGCGGCCACGCTCGACACAAGACCGCCAATCGCGGTGAAGATAGGCGCTAAAAATGGCATGCGACAGCCTCAATCGGGCGCAACAAAAAAGGCCCGCTGCTGGCGGACCTTCAAAGGCGCAAATTGTCGAAGTGGTTACAGGCCGACCTTGTAGGCCTGCTCGATGTCGGTCACGGACAAGAACGCGAGCCCATGCGGCTGTTTCACGGCGAAGCCGGAGCCGCAAATGAACCCGGCCACGTATTCGTCATTGATGCGGATAACGCCCACATCGCCACGGCGGGCAGAGAGACGATTGACCGGCTCAAGCTGGAGATAGGTTTCGAATACGTCCTTGACGTTCTCGCAGCCATTGGCGCGCATCTTCCGGGCTGCCCCGGCTTCTGTCTTGTACTTGCCGCGGAACTCCGCAAGCGGATCATCGCCGGTGATCGCCCTGATGGCATCTGCGGCCGTCATCAGGCAGTCCGAAACGCCCCATTCTGGCGCAATCGAAACATGAGCCGTCGCAAGGTCTTCCAACGCCCGATCCCAGCCGGGAACCCTAGCCGAATTTGATTTTGAAGAACTCATTCTTGATCCTAGCGGCGTATTCGAAAAGCATGTCACCGGGCGACACAAGCTGCTGGTCCTCATGCGAGGCGTAGCGGTAGCCCTCGCGGAAGTTGTCGACCGCGCCCGTTTCAATGTGGCCTTCCAACCAGACCTCATCGCTTTCTTCGCAGTGGTCGATGTAGTCGACATAGCCGTACCAGGTCGGCTCGGCGTGAAGAAAAGCGTTGTTGTCTGGATCGAAATAGAAGTCGTAGAACGTGACAGGTCGATTTTTATAATCTTCCTGTTCGATCAGCCCGAGCTTATCCGGCGTCAGGCCGAAATCGGCGGCAGCGGGCAAGCGCATGGTTACTGGTTGGGCCGCTGTGCCAAGCGCGTACATTGGTTCGTCAATGTCGATGATGGTGTTACCATGATAGGTCAGGCCACCATAATCGACACTGCCCTTGCCCGAGAAAAAGCCATAGGTGCCGGTGCCGAACTCGAACTTTACGGCAGATGCGATCTTGCCCCTACCCTCGTTGAGCAGTTGCTGTAGACGTGCTGGGAAAGCCATGAGTTACCGTCAAACCAATGAAAGGGTGGATTCAACCGCGCCCAGCTGATATCTGGCCGGCATGATTAGAAGCGTTTGCATGTTGATTGTCGGGTTTGGCGCCTTAATCCAAGGTGTTCTTCGCCTTGGAAATCCTGCCCAGGCAGTAGAAAAAACGGGCTGGTTATATCAGCAGTTCGGAGACCAAGGCGTGGCTATCGGCATGATCGCCATGGGTGCCGTCGCATTGGTCATAGGGGCCATTATGTTCAACAACACCTGGATTCGTGCTATTCGCGCTCGGCGACAGCGGTAGCCATGGCTACCTCGGCACCTCAATGAGCTGAAAAGACGCATCGGGAAACTTGCCCTCGCCAATTTCCCATGTCCGCGGCATGAGCCGCATATTCATAACAGGGTCTTTGAATCGCACTGTCGCACCGACAGTGATGTAGGACGGCAGAAAGGGCTCAACTTTCACCTGCACGCTCGTGCTAGCCGCTGTAGCGTCGGCAACGATGCGGGCGATAAAGTTGTAGTCGCCAATCGTGAAGCCCACCAAGTCGCCGTTCATCAGCTTCAGCCCCATTGCGACCCCGTTTAATGTAAGTGTATTACCGTTGATCGCGCCCAGTGAAGCCGTACCGGCAATCGCCAGATTGTTCGCGTCGCCCCAGTAGGCTTGAGGAATGCAAACATGCTTGGGGGTATAGTGCACCGTCACCTGACCGCCGCGGCACCGATCGATGAAGGCCTCGAGCCTCTGGCGATGCGCGTTCGTCATCGCTTTTATTTTCGCCGTCCACGTCCAGAACGGATCGCCGTTCTCAATGGCAGAAATCGCCCGATCCCCGTACTGAGACATGGAACCCGGGCGATTCAGGACCGGGAAAGTCGGCTGATATCGAAGGCCAGTCGGAAGTAGTTCAGCCATTACTTTGCCAGCCCTCTTGAATTTACCTGCCGCAGATCGCGTGCAGTCCGAACTGCTCCGGTCTTGTCATAGGAAGCCAGTCCCTGTTTGACGTTGCGCTGCGAGATACGCTCGACTTCGGCCTGCCAATTACCGTCGCGATCCACAAAGACACGAACATCGGCAATGCCGGTTTGGGCCTGCTGCGACGCAGCAGATGAGCGCAGGATCGGCATGGATGGCGCGCGCAAAGGTGAGCCGCCATCCTTAAGTCCGATAACACGGCCGCTGTTGATGGCTTCCAGCAATGCACGGTTGCGCTTCGTAGCTGCCGCATTCACGACGAATTCCTCGTCGCTCAGCATCGCCGGGATTTTATCGCCACGCGGCCCGCCAGGACCGCGCACAATTCCGCCACCGGCGCGCTTTACCGGGCCACCGTCCTTGCGAAAGATGCCGCCCAGAGCGCCGAATAGGTTGAAGCTGCCCTTGTCGGTATCGAAGATGTTCGCAAGGCCGATATCGATTAGTTTTTGTGCAATGCGGCCAAGAGCGTTCGCGAAAATCTCTGCTGACTTTGCACCGTTTAAGAAATCATCAGCAATCCCACCGACAAGGTCTTTTTGGAAAGCCGCCATATCCTCGGCGGTCTCCTTGATACGGTTTTGCGCTTCGGCAAGTTTGTTTGCCTCTGCGCTGGCAAGGGCCCACTGATCTGCTGTGGCGGCAATTTGTGCTCGCAGTTCCGGAGTGAGTGCAACACCCGCCTTTTGCGCCGCATTGAGCAGTTCCTGCTCAGTACGCGCCTTCTCCATGGCATAGCCATAGTCGTTGATCAGCGGGTTGATCTGGCGCTGTGCTTCGGTCTCCGCGACAAGGGCGGCTGTGCGGTCGGCGATACGTTGAATGTCGCTGTCGAAACGCTCAGCAGGCGTTTTCTTGGTCCGACCCTTCTTCTTATCGTCTGGTGTAGTGGCGATGCCGCCGCCGTAGCCCGATGGCGTTGAGGCGAGGATCTTTTCGGCACGCTTCTGCTGAACTTCGAGCTTATCGACCGCGCCGGCTAATGCGATGGCATTATTGCCAGCGCTCTCAGCGGCATATTCAAACGGCTCGAATTTCAAGCCCGTCATTCTATAGAATGTTTTAGCTCTTTCGTCGGCGGCGTCGGCGTCTGCGCTTGCCTGCGTGTATGCGGCCTTGGCTGCTTCAAGCTGCAAGCTAATCTGCTTCGTCAGTTCAGTCTGATACTGACGAGAAGCTGAAGCAGCATTTTCCAGCGCAACCTTGTTTTCGTCGACAGCATCGCTGAATGATTTCGCAGCACGGTCGCCAGACGACATATTGTTGTAGAGCAAATAGACGGCACCTGCCGCAGCCCCGGCCAAGAGGCCGATTGGCCCAAGCGATGCACTGAAGGCGGCAACTACGCTCGTACCTGTACGAAGTGCGGTCAGGAATGAGCCCAATGCAACAACGGCCTGGCCAAGTCCGACGACTACGCCAGCGATTACCCGACCGGTGAACGCGGTAATCAGCACTGTCGCAAAGGCTGCGACGACGTCCGCTATTTCTTTGAAGTTGTCAGCTACATACTGCAGCGCTTGAACCAGCTGCCTACTCGCGCCAGCTGACTTATCGGCATTGCCGATATAAGCGGTAAACTCGTTATTAATCTGCGTGAAGGCGTCGGCAATGGTCGCGTTGGTGGCCTTGAACTGAGCTTCAATGCCCTTTTGTGCATTCAGGATAGCCTTGAACACGCGATCGGACGTCAGTTTCCCATCGGCGCCAAGCTGCTTCAAGCCTGCAATCGTGGTCTTGAACTCGTCAGCAATTGCCTTCGCAATGACCGGCGCGTTTTCACGCAACGACCGGAGTTCATCGCCCTGCAACACGCCAGAACCCAAAGCTTGCCCGAGCTGGAGAATGCCAGCAGCTTGTTCCTGTGCGGACGCACCGCCAGCCTTAAAGGCTTTCGAAACAAGCGACGTTGCCAAAGCAATCTCGTCTTCCGACTTGGCTACGGCGGAGGCCGATCGGATCAGCCGAGCATATAAGTCAGTATAGGCTTCAAGACTTGTGCGTGCTTCGTTCGCACCGTCCTTCAACTCATTCAGCGAACGTGCGCCAACACCAGCTGCCGTCGCTGACGAACGAATGAGGTTTCCAGCCTGCGTCCAAGCATCCGCATACTGCATCAACTCGCGCGTGCCCAATGCGGCAGTAATGCCAGTTAGGGGAGCGGCGAGGTCTCGCATCGTACCTTTGCCGATGTTGCCAAGCGCCGCATTTATGCGCTGCACACTGGCATCTGCGGACTTCTCCATCTGACGCATCTGCCGCGTGAACTGCCCGCGCTGGCGATTGATGGCATTTTCCAAGCGCTTGAAATCGGCGGAAAATTGAACGACAAGGGATTCAAGGTTAGTGGTCATGGCGGGGCACCTATGAAAATAGAACAGAGATTTAATGGATTGGGCTGGTTAGGAATCGCATTCCTATTCGCCGGCCCTCTGGTGTCCGCGTATGGCTACTGGGATTTGCTAGCGACGGTCGCAAAGAACGTGCAATTTGGCGGTTATTACAGTCAAAGTATGCTGATGCCGTACATACTGCTGATTGCGGGCGGAATCGCATCACTGGCGTCGCTGCCGCTGATTATCATAGGACGCGACTTTGAAGGATTTGCCACGGGAGCCGACGGCGCTAGATCAGGATCTCGTGCGAAGGAACCGACGTTCTAGGGGAAGTGAGTGTCTCAGAGATCTCCGCCCTACGCCATTGTCGAACAGTCTCGCGCCAACAACTCTTTGTTGTGAATAAGATATGAACGGAAGATACATAATATCCGGACATATTGGGCTACAACGGTTGATTTCCAGACGCGATGCGATCCTCTTCAAGCCTCTTACAGATCGTCTCAACAATTAATTCCGCTTGCGGTTCTATGGGCTTATTAGGATCAAAACTAAGACTTCCAAACCCATAAGAGCTGGAGAAATAGCCATCCGGCGCGTCGTGGTATCGGATCGGAATAACCGCATTTTTACCAAATCTGTCCTTAAAATGATCACTTTCAAATTTGGTCCATATCCGAGTAGGGTATTCAACACTCAAAAGCGGGACAACATAAGCCGCCTCCGAAGAATATATTGGAGCTAAGTAATCCTCAACCTGTTGTGCAATTATTCTATGTTGATGATCTAGATCATAAAATACTGATACTTCTCTTTGAGTAAGCTTTTCGAACAACAACTCTGCCAGATCGCGATTTCTCCCTGCGAAAGACAACGCAATATCATATTTTCCACGAAACTCTGCAGTAGAAAACCCCACCTCTTTCACAAAATTCAACCAATTAATGGACCGAAGATAAAAAATTAATTTCGGGTCTTCTACGGTAAATACGCTGTTTTCCGGCTGATAGTGAAAAAACTCCGACAAGATATCGGCCTTGTCTCGCATCAATGTCTCGAGATACCCCTTGGAAACAACCTGCCCTACGCTGCCCCGATGATCTGGCCGATCTCGAATGGTCCTTTTTAGATCCACTGACCAGTCGTCAGATTCGACTAGCCAGCTTAGTATATGCAAATACGGCGCCCGCCCTTCCCGTCGCAATCTGGACCCTTGTGCAAACTCCAAGCAAGCGGAATGAAATATTCTCTTAAGCTGCGTAAGTACCTCGTCGACCACCCTCTCAACCGCGATATCGACGTGTTTCTTTGTCGGAGGCGTTTCCGTTACGCCAGCATCTATACAAAGATGATAGCAAAGCAGCTGCGCAATTTGGAAGCTACCTCTGCATAATCCAATTATTTTTTCCTTGTCCCTGATCTCTATATTTAGAGCGTGCTCCCCCTGATCGATCAGAGCACGAACCAGTTCCGGCGGATTCTGCTCTAGCTTAAACACGTCTAAGCGTAAGCCAACATCCGATCCATACTGGACAAGTCTATCACCGGCTTTATTAATACCAATTAATATTAATTTGCTCTTTTGATCACTACGATCAGCAAGAATCTTCATAAAATCGGTAATATTTGCTTTCAAGCCATCATCTAGGCGATGAAAGTCATCAATAATAACAATCCCGATTTCTTCCATTTCCGGCAGAACTGATATTAATTCCACATCCGAAGGCTTCCGCGCACTTAGAAACAGTATTGAGTCACTTAAATTCAATTCATCTAGAATCTGGGTGACGCTACTCGTTTTTCCGATACCAGAGGGTCCTTCCACTACGACGCACCGGCCGGGCGTGCGAATGGCTACCTTCATGTGGGAATATCGCGGTGGCTGAACGAAGGTATAAGTTGGGACGCCCGAGATCTTAAAGACTTCTTCTAGTGAAACCATTGATTTTAACTTCGTTTGCCGATTTTCTACTAACGGTTTAACGAAGTTAAAATGGAATGCAAGGCACGGCATCAGACATTCAGAACTATTTTCTGCATTACCTTGCATGTTCGCAAAATTCCTACCCCTCGTTCACCCACTCCCAAAGCTCGTCTTTTTCCTTCTGGCTTAAACCGCCATCGTCGGTCGAGTTAGCTTTGACGTAACCGTCAACGGCAGCCATGAACTGCCACATGGACATTCGCCTTACTTCTTGCGGCGAGAAGCCGAGCGCCGCACCGTTGCCGTAGACCGCGGCAAATCTGACTTTTCCGTTGGGGAGACTGTCAAGCTGTTCCCCGTCTGATTTGCCGCCGCTGGCTCCCCCACCGGCTCTTCCGGTACACCTTGAATGCCAGCCTGCAGGATGATGGTGGCGAAGACGATATTCTCGGCAGGCGGGCGCTTCTCGATGTAGGTTCGCACGAGCTTCGTTGCTGCGGTCGGCTCCAAGCCTCCGCCAATCAGCCCCTGCCGGATCACATGAGCGATATCGCCAACACGGCATTGTTTGGTGAAAAGCCGATCCAGAATGACCCAAGGACCAGCGTCGCAAGCTTCCTGCAACGCTTCTAGCTCGCCCCAACCGAGGCGGAAGGTATGAGTACCATCCGCCCAGTCGAGTTCTACTTTTGCATCTCTACTCATTACGGAGCAGTCGGTGCCGAGACGCGGACCATTTCGCCATCGGACTGCAGCGAAACGTTGTTCGTCGCGCGCTCGCCATTGTTGGCGCCAATTTCGAGGCTCTCAACGTGCATCTTGCCGGTATAGGTGTAGGTCTTGGCTGGGAAAACAATCTCAACCTGGACTGGGACAGAATCGATGCTTTCCCAAGCATCCAGCCACGTTTCAACGGATTCGGAAGCCAAAACGCCCTCACCGCCGATGCTCATCGAGAGCGAGGCGGCGTCACGGCCGATCCAGTCGACGGCGTCAGGGTCATCACACCGAGGAATAGAAACTTCGTTCAAATTCTTGGTCAGCGTGATTGATTTCTGCGTAAAGCCGCATGGCGCAGTATAAACGATCGGCGATGCATCGTCGCCGATCTTGACGCGGACCTTTCCGCCTTTGATCGTAGTGGCAATTGCCATGGAAAACTCCATACGAAAAAGGCCGCTTAACTGCGGCCTGTTGACTAGATCAGGAAGACGCTTTTCGCGCCCTTGCTGAGATTTTCCTTGCCCCATAAGGGACGCAAGTTTGCTAACCCCCAACATTCTTTAAATGTGGGGTCGTTTTCATTAGCGTATTCAAACTTGGACTTAGGCCGGATGTGGTCTATATGCCATTCACCCATATTATCCCACGACATTCCGGGCTGAAATTGTCTTTCTAGGTGACGCTTAAGGGTAGTAAGTTCATAACCGACAATGGCTTCCCAAGATCGTCCGTCTTTCTTACCTTTTAGCGCACCAGCAATGGCCGTCTTCATGCGTTGATCGAGTCTACTCTTGGGGAGCGTCCTGTACTCGGCATCCCACTTTTGCATGTAGGATTTGCGCTCGTCGGTCTTGTTACGCTCGCGAGACTTTCTGTTGATTTCTTCCCGATTGCGCTCGTTGTATTTGGCCGAACTGATCTTTCCAGCGTCGGGATTTTTTTCTCTGTATTTATCGTTCGCCCTTTTACGTTCTTCGGATGTTCTTATTCGCGGCTTGGTCCTTTTTGCCTCATAACGCGCGTTCGCCGCCTTATGCTGCTCCCGTTTTGCAAGTTCGGCGCAATTGCCACAATACTTTTGGGACCCACTGTTCTGTTGAACATCTAACCCGCACCTTTCGCAAGGCACGAACCCCAAAACGGATAGTCCGCGAGAAATTCTTCGGTCAACCTCGACCGCACAGGAGCAAGTCCTACAAGCCGCTCTAACGCCAATCAGCGTCTTCGATTTCGCAAAATCTGAAAGAGGCTTTGTTACATGGCATTGCGTGCACGTCTTGAAAGCACCGGCGTCGCCAGCGTAAATAAAATCAGCCATTCTGACCTCATCCGCGGGTTCATTTACGTGCTGTAGTGCGCGCCTAATCAAGGCTGCTCGATGATCGCCGTGTAACGGATCGACGCGTGGTTGATCGCGCCGTCCTGGATGTAGTCAGTTCGCCAGTAGTCGAATGTCACGAGGGCGTTTACGGTCAGAACAGGGACCCATCCTCGTGTGGCGAGGCGCACGGCGTTAGCGACGTCGCGCATCTGCTTTTTGGCTGGCTCGATCGACCATACATCCAACTGGAAAATGATATCGTCAGCGAAAATGCAGTCGGCGTTTGCCTGTTGAGCACTCGACGCGCCAATGCTGACATATGGGAAGATCGAGGGCGAAACCTGCCCTTGGTCGTTCGTTGGCGGGTTATCGTAGCTGCGCTGACCAATCAGGGAGACGAGCGCAGGAAAGCTGCGTAGGCGCTGAATGATTGCGCCCTGAAGTTCTAAAACTGGGTCCATTTAGCGGTCCGCCGCGATCTGTTTGGCTGCCTTGGTGATTGCTCTCGATACCCGAGCCCGTGCGCTGCGCCTCTTTGCCCGCCACGAGACGTAGAAAAACGGTTGTGCCTTGGCACCTGGATTGAATGTCCCAGGGAACATCCCGCCATTTACGTGTGGCGCGCTGCCGAATTCGACCAGATGCGCGTACCGAACCTTCGAATTGCCTGCGTAAATCGTGATTGTCAGCTTGCCGTCATTCGACTTAACGCTGCCAATGCGCTGGCTGTATTTGGGCGCTCGGCCCCACGTCCAGCCGATGCTTTCCATCAGTTCGCCATCATCGACGGGAACCAGGTTTTGCATCATATTGACGATTTCCTGCGCGCCTTGCTCCATAGCGGCTCTGACAAGCTTTTCAGCGACTTCCGGGAAGTTCTTGAGCTTAATTTGCAGGCGGTCAAGACCCTTGATCTTTACCGCCATCAGGTTTCCTCACCTTCAACAACGAGCATTTCCAAATAGGCATTCCGCTCATCTGGATTGACGACGGTCTTGATTCCGAAAACCCGGTTCGGCTTGTCCCCAGTCTTCCCCGCCCGAGCATCGTATGCCCGCCACGACGCCGTAATCTGCCTTGCCGCGGTGCTGCCGCGAATGGTCAGATTGTACGGCTGCATGGACTGCATTCGCGCCGCCATGACGCTTTCTGCATTGCTGCCGTATCGCGGTTCCAGCCTTCCCGGCACCGTGAACTGATCAATCCACTCACCGCGCGTGCCGCCCCATTCATCGCTGATCTGCTCGCGGCGCTGGAAAGTCAAACGGCAGTTCAGGCTGCCGGCACCTGCGCGCTTCGCCATGCTTCAGCCTCGTCTTTCGTGGGAGTTGGAAGTCGCTCGGCCTTGCCAGCAGCAACAGCGCGGTTAGCGCAAGGCGTTGTTACTAGCCCGACGTAGCCAGCCGGATAGCGGATCGTTACAGCTGGTTTGGGATTGAAGGCGTAGGTGGCTGTGAAGTGGAGCCAGGGCATATGCGTTCCTTTGCTCGACATGGTTGCGAGACTCGGGTTTGATGGCGCTTCGGGCGTTGGTTTCTTGGGGGAAAACGTGGACAGACATAAAAACAAATATGCGTTAATCGCGCTTGGATTAGCGCTTCTCGCGATCGTCGCCACGGCTTGGCTCAGTCAGCCAACCAAACAAATGGAAGCAGGCGCAAGCGCCCCAAACGATAACCAACGTCAGCAGGATGATGTCTCTAGGATCGTAAACGCCATTAATCATTTTGACCCCTGGAATGATACGTACGCACAATGGGCAGGCATATTGGTGTCCGTAGCCGCTGCTTCGTTCAGTGCTTGGGCTGTTTTCCTCGTCCGCGACACGCTCCAAGAAACAAGAAGAGCTGTGAAAGCAGCCAACGATTCGGTCATCACCACGCGTGAGACAGGGCGGGATCAATGCCGAGCGTACGTTCATGTTGATCGTGCCGAGCTGCGTTGGGGAAACAATCAGGCTGCTAACCCATCTTGTTATCTCTATGCCACGAATACTGGTCAGACACCGGCACAATGGTTTGAATACAGGGCCTCTGTTTTTAGTCGACAACTTGATGAAGACGGCAGAGTTGCGACCACCCTACAGTTCGATGACATAGAACTTTTTGAGCGCGATCACATTCGCTGGAACGCCTTGGGTCCAGGTGCCGAGCTGTCCTTCGATGCCTCATCTGGATTCGACCGCGTGATGCGGGCTTCTTATGGTAAGCAGGACGTTTCCATAGAGGTCGCTGGCGTAATACGCTACGCAACCTTTTTCGATGAGATCTTTGAAAGCGAATTTTGGTTTATTCTTCGGCCGCCACCACAGTTCCGATTTGAGAAAACCGACAGACCGTTAAACGGACTAGCAACCTATGGCGTTCCAGAAAAGCCTCATTTGATGCAGAGAGCTGCAGGGAAATTGAAGGCATATCAGAGAATTGCCTGAAGACGAATGATCTAAACCCTCAACAGCCGATATGGATCAAGCAGCCAGCGTGCCGATCTGTTCTCGAACAATTCGGCAGTCGATTGTCGCTCGCGGTTCTCGTAGAGATCTCCCGCTATAAGCAGGACCGCCGCGTCCACTTCGGATTCAGCGCCTGCGGGTACGGCATCGCGGTTCATATAACGCAACGCAGACCCTTGAGCGGCGGCCAAATAGCTCTCAAGCTCCGTATCCTCATCATCGAATTCAATTCGAAGATGTCGCTTTAACCGATCAAGATCCACCGCCACGGTCGAAGCCCTTCTTTTTGGCAGGCTCATCTGCGACGCAGCCCAGCGTTCGCGCGACCTCGGCCATGCGACCAGTCACAGTATCGCCAACCTCAAACTGGCGGGGATAGACCTCGCCTTCAGGCACCGCCTTAAATGCCTTCGCAACACGCACTTCCATCAGCGCCTCCTGTAAGAAGGGCGCCCGAAGGCGCCCTTGTAATGTTAAGCAGCCGCGATCTTGTGGTAACGCAGGGCCGTCGGATCGGTCACGCCGCCGCCAACGCGCTTCGTGGTGTAGAACTGCACGAACGGCTTGTTGGTGTACGGATCGCGAAGGATGCGAATACCCGTGCGGTCAACCACGAGATAACCGCGCTGGAAATCACCGAAGACAACCGGGATGGCGTCAGCGGCGATGTCCGGCATTGCAGCAAGCTCGCTGACCGGGAAGCCGAGGATAGTTGCAGGCTGGCCAGAAACCAGACCCGGCTGCCAGATGTAATTGCCCTGACCGTCCTTCAGTTTACGGATGGCGCCCTGCGTCTTGCGGTTCATAGTAAACCGCGCATTCGGAGTGCGCTCACTTGGCAGGTCGTAAACCAGATCAATGAGGCCGTCGGTCGTAAGACCGGCTGCGTCACCGCTATTCACCGTTGGGATTGCGCCCCACGGATGCGAAGCCGCAGTCGTGTAGGTCAGCAGCCCCTTCGGCTTGTCGGTGCCGTTGCCGGAAACGAACGCGATACCTTCCTGATACGCGAACTCAGTCTCGACTTCACCGGCAAGCCAGTTTTCGAGGTTGATTTCCGAATCATCCAGCAAGCGCTGCGTTGCAGCGGGATTGGCGTAGATCTCGCCGGTGTTGAACTTCACCTCGGCGAACTTTGCAGCCGGGGTTTCAGGACGCGCAGCGGATTCACCTACCCAGCCCGACGCGGTAGCGCGGTCGTTGTAGAGCTTGGAGAAGCCGTTGCCAGAAATCTGAATGACCGAAGCGATACCGCGCATCGGAGAAACGATCTTCAGCTTGTCGGTAATGGTGCGGTCCCATTCGGTCGGAGCCGTATAACCGCCGTCTTCAGGAACGGCGACGCTCATCGCGGCCTGTGGGTTGGCCTGAATGAAGGCGTCAATGCTTGCCTCATCGCCCTTGCGGAAGAAGCGGTCGAATGCCTTGCTATACTCGGCGTTCTTGATATCGCGAGCCGGGTGGGAGGCACCAGCGGTCTGGAGAGCTGCAAGCTTCTGCGCTTGTTCATCGAGGGCAGCCTGAAGGTCGCTTACAGTGGCGTTGATGCGATCGACTTTTTCGGTGCGAACGACATCTTCCGTGCCCTTCTTTACGTCATTAAGTGCTGCGCTGTGTTCTGCCTTGAACGCTTCAAATGCGCGGCCCTGCGCTTCAATGAGCGCCTTGATTTCATCGGGTTCCATGTGGTTATCCCTTGGAAAGAATATTGGTTGTGCTGACAAGAGCGGCCTTGATGCCGGTCATGTCTTTGGCTCTGGTCTTGCCAGCGTCGCGCGTGGCGTTCTCGGCGGCATCGCGCTCGCCTCGAATTTCATGGAGAAGTTGAGTGCGCGAACGGCGCGTCTCACCTGCGGCAGCTAGCGCTCGGTCAATCCGGCGCATTGCTGCGATATGTGCGGGAAGTTCAGCCTTTGCGTCGGGCTTGGAAGTTCCAGCGCCCTTTTCGTCCGCAAAGCCCTTCTCGATGGCCTCGTCGGCAGACAGCCATGTGCCGTCCGACGCCTTCGATGGCCCGTCCAACAGCGAAAGCACGACATCCTGCGCCAGTCCGGTTCGGGCGGCGTAAATATCCGCCATCGAACTATCGAAGGACTGAAACAGCGTTGCAGCATCGGTGAAATCATGCGTGTTACCGACGGCAAGACCCCACGCCCGGTGGATCATCATCATCGAGCCGGTTGACATGATCACCCTGTCACCGGCCATAGCGATGATCGATGCCGCAGACGCCGCATAACCCATCACGTTGACAGTGACCTCGCCGGGATGGCTTGCGAGGAGATTGTAAATCGCAAGCCCTTCGAACATGTCGCCGCCTGGCGAATTCACGTTCACTGTGACAGGGCTTTTCCCGATAGATCGAAGCGCGGCAGCGGCTCGTTTGGCCGTAAACCCGCCTCCGCTCCAATAATCCTCTCCGATCACGTCAAAGATCGAGATTGTGTTAGGATCGTCAGCTTCCGCCGCTTGTGGAGCGCTCTCCCACCGCTCCAAGGCGGAGAGAGGCACATCCCACTGATACGACTTCGGTCGCGCAACGGCTGCAACCGGCGTTCTGTTAAGGCTCATTGCGTGTTCCTGAAGGAGGGCGGCCAGTTTCTGGCTGCGTCATTGGATTTTTGAGGCTGTCCGCGTCTGGATCGTCGCTCTGGCTCAAGCCCACATAATCGCGGGCTTCATTCTGGGACATCCACGGTCTGGACCCGCCCGAACCCAAGGCTTTAGCGAGGAATTCGGCCTGATCTTTAATCGAACCGCGCAGCAATTCGCGCTCATCGAAGTCAGCCTGATACGATCGACGCTCTTCGCGGGTCAGCAGGCACCGCGAAACCGCCTGCTCCCAAGCGATGAACCACGGCGCCAAGCCGTAACGAACGAAAAACTGGCCAAGGGTCTCGATGCCGCTACCCCACGACGTGTCATCCATCATCAAAAGCGGCCGCGGCACACCAAAAGCGCGCGCAACCTCCTCGATCTGATGATTTCTTGTCTCGATCTGCTGGCTGTCTCTTGCTGTCTGCGAGAACGGCTCTGCCTTCATGCCTTCTTCAAGGATCAGCCACTTGTGCGCGTTTTCCGCGCCGGAGAACTTTTCCTTGAGGCTGGTATCGAGATTTTCAAACTCATCATCACCGAGTTTGCCAGGATGCGTAAGCGCACCGCCCACCATCGTACCGTTCTTAAACAGCCGAGCCGCAGCTTTTTCTGTCTGCATGGCAAGGCCGATGGCCTCTTTCGCCTGTTGGACGCGAGAAAGACCGATAACGCCATCGTCCGTCATGTCGCGGAGATGAAAAATCTCCGACTGGGGGAGTTCGACATAGCGACCGCCCTTCAACACGACCTTGTAGATGACGGTCAGGTCGTCTTTCTGCTCCACCGTGACATTGGTCGGGTGCAGAGGCTGCAAAGCCACCACACGCCTGCCGCTTCGCACGATGCGGGCGTAGGCGTTGCCATAGGTCAGCGCATGTGACTGCAGCTGCCGACGGAATTCATACGCCGTCTGCCAGTTATTCGGCTGCGTAAGAAGAACATCAAACAGAGAATGATCATCGGCTGGGTGAAGTCGCCCCTTCCCGTCCTTGTGCATCAGGTAGAAAGGCAGCATTCCGATGCTGCCTGAAATAAGGTCGACACAGCGAAAGACCGTTGTGTTAAACAGAGCAGCCTTCGGCGTCACTGCCATACCGCTAGCAGTTTCAGAGCCGCCTCCCAAGAAGGCGGCCAGCCTTGGATCATCCAAGCCGTCGAAATATTGCCAGTCAGCTCGCGGCGCTCGTTTCGGCGCGACCGTAGGCGCTGCCTCCGGTTTGGACCGGAACAGGTCTAAAATACCCATATCTTTCCTTGTTCCGATTAGCCGGCCATTCGGATGCCGCGTTTCTTGTAGACGGACTCTTTCGGCATAACCGCTCCGTCCATCGCCACACCAACCGCCATTGCCAGTGCAACCGCGGCGTCGATGCGCACCGATGCCTTCGTTTTGACGAACCACCGATTGTCTTGCGGGTCATGGTCAAAGGTGGCGCCCATCAGAGCGGTCATCAGGACGGGATTGCGTCGCATACGAATGCGACCATCGATGATCATGTCCTCGAGCGCCAACACTGAGCCCGGCATCCACAAGCCTTGCGGCGGCGGTAAGCCAGCGGCTTTCGCTGCTTCTACCTTTGCAGGCTCGGGGCGTGCCCGAACCTTGCCTCCCTGCGGATGTGCGACATGTTCAATGTCCAACCCGAGCGCCTCGACTTCCTCGCGGAACTTGTCGTAGGCATATCGGTCGTAGGCGATGGCCTTGATATCGAAGGCGTGATCGAGTTGCTGTACCCGCGAGGCAACGAAGTCATATCGAATTCGCTTGCCCGGCGGGGCATTCAGCCAGCCCTGCTTTACCCAGAGCGCATAGGGCGCCTTGTCGGCCTGTTCTCGCGCCTCCAGAGTATCAGCTGGCGTCCAAGCCTCCACCCACGCATCAAACGTCGGCAGATTGACTGTAGATCCGTCTTCCCGCTCCATTTCCTTGAAGCCAGTAGGCACCACGCATGCAAGAACAGTCATGTCCTTGCTGCCGGATAGGTCGACGCCCATGAAAACCGGCTTGTCTGCGTGTTCGACTTCGGGATCGAAATCGTCCATTACGCTTTCGACTGTCTCGCGTGGCATCCATGCCTTGTCGGCATCGGTCCAGCAGCAGAAATGGAGGCGCAAAATGCCGTTCAGCTTGCCTGGCATTTGCTTCGCCTGAGCGACAACACCGGCCAGATATTCCTGCGTCAGGATAACGCCGAGAAGCGGGTTAGCCTTCTTCCAGCAGGTTTCGTCCTTGAGCGGATCGTCGCCCTTGTCCAGCGCGCAGACATAGGAAAACGTCGTGTCGTCGATCACCTCGCCGACATAGGTAAAATCCTCGTCAGGCGTTTGCGTGCCAGCGGCTACCTTGATGGCGTGCTCGTGCTCTTCCCAGCAAATACTGTTTCTGTCGCTGCCCGAGTTCGTAATCATCAGCAGCAGAGGCTGACGACGAAATTTGAAGCCGCGCTCCAGCATTTCCATCGTCGAGCGGTCGGGATGTTCGTGCACCTCGTCACAAAGCGCGAAATGCGGACGCGGACCAGAGCCAGACTTGCCGGAATCCTTCGAGATCGGGCGAAAGAACGATTGGGATTTGTGATGCGCAATGTTGAACTCGCGCCCGATGCCGCCGCTGAACTTCAACCGTTCGACCAACGCAGGAGCGGCGCGAACCATTTTAACGGCATCCTGGAAGAGAATTCCCGCCTGCTCCTTCTTGGCAGCCGCAGCATAGATCTGCGCGCCAGCCTCCTTGTCAGCGATCAGCCCGTACAGTCCGACACCGCCAGCAAACGGTGACTTACCGTTGCCCTTACCTTCCTCGATGTAGGCGCGACGAAAGCGGCGAGAACCGTCGGCCCGTTTCCATCCGAACAGCGAACCCAGCTTGAAAGCCTGCGAGGAATGCAGCTTGAAAGGCTTGCCTTCGAACTGGCCTTCAGAAAGCTTGAGTCGCCCTTCGAAGAACCGAAATACGCGGTCAGCAGCATCGTCGTCCCAGTAAAGCCCGCGCTCGTGGCCGTGTTCGAGATCGTCGAAATGGCGGCGACAAGCATTGCGAACGTGAGGGCCAGCAACTTCTCTGCCATCAATGACGGCATGCGCATAAGCGCTCACACGCTCAAGCGCAGGTCTATCAGTCAAGCAGATCATCCTTTTCTTCGCCCTCGTCGGGAGTTGCCACCTTCGAGGCATCGGCAGGCGTAGCGCCCATCTGGCCAAGCATCTGGCGAAGCAAATTCATCGCCTGCACGCCTACCTCCTGCCCGGCCATGATGCGTCCCTGAATAGTCGAGGCCATACCGACCAGTGTTCGATGCGATTCATTCAGCCACGGCAGCTCTTTGGCGAAAAGCTTCCAGGCCGACTTCGCCTTGATATCGGCGCTATCCTTCAACCAGACGGGAGGAGCCCCAAGAGGGCCATTTGTGGCCGGTTCCGCGCGGTTTTTGTACCGCCCGGCATTGATTTTGTCGCGACCCTCGACCTTCGCTTTGCCGAGGGGATTTCTCGGCTTTGCCATGGAATGAAATCCTTATGGGGTCATGTTTTGAATTGCAGATGCGTGCGCTGTCGGACCCCGCTGGTCCTGTGACTGCGGACTTGGGCGCTTTTTGATCCCCCCGTCTATGCCGGGGTACCTTCGGGGATATAGTGAACTGGCGTTCCGTCCATAACTGATATGGCGCTCTGAAGGGTTTCTATCGTTTTTGCTTCCTTCAAATACCTGACAGGCAGCTTCACATGCCCGCACCCAGGCAAAACCGGCAGATAAACGATAGCTTCCAAGTCATTATGGAAGAGAGCCAGTATATCGGCATCACGCCGATCAACCTCACGCTTCCGGCTAGCGTTGCCGCCGCGTCGGTCCACGGATATCCTGCATCTCCATTCAGCGCGTTGGCGCCTAATGATAGATGATGATTTAACCTGAATTCGATACGTCTTGTGGCCTGCTATCATAAGGACGTCGAACCCAGACGTATCTGAATGAATAGCGTGGTATCCATTCTTGGTGATATCAGCGCAAACCAGAAACTCTGCATACCTACCAAGCCTCGAATAATCAGGGCGGTTATCGTTGTCCGCTAATGGGGCGGAGATGCAATTTCCAAATAGATCCAAGGTCTCGACTCCTTGCCGACCTCATATGAAAGAGGCGGGGAGCCGAAGCTCACCCGCCTGAACCATGCAAGAGGTCGAGAATTGCATGGTTATGCTATCGGCCATCCATCGGGACCAAACCGAACGACGTCTTGGCCGAGCTCTTCGCGCTGTTTGATGCGGTCATGGCATGGTGCGCAGAGGCTTTGGAGGTTGTCTGGGTCGAAGAACAGCGCCTCATCGCCTTTATGTGGCCTGACATGGTCACACACCGTTGCTGGCGTGACGTCCTCTTGCTGCAAGCAATAGGCGCACAAAGGATGCGCGGTCAGTTGTCCCTCACGTAAGCGTTGCCACCGGGATGTCTTGTAGAGCTTGCGGTAAGCACTGGCTTCTGTGCTGCGCTGATCACGTCTGGCCATGCTTACCTTCGAACAGCTGATTAAGAGTCAGCTGCTCTCTATTTGGTTGCGGGCATCGGGATCGAACCGATCATATCCGGCTTATGAGACCGGCGAGCACACCAGCGCTCTCGCAAGCTGAAATTGAATGGAACAATTAATCGATGACGCCCGTTCTCTCCTCGTAATCGAAAAGGAGAATGAAATGGCACAGACCACCGAAGGCATGGTTTCCGAACAAATCGACGCACTGCGCAAGGAAATCAGCAGCCTATCGTCCCGATTGTCAGATCATCTCGGGAATCTATCCGGCGCAACCGACGACGCCCTCGCGTCCACGAAGGACGCGGTGAATGTGCTCGCCGAAGGGGCACGTGAACATGGCCAGCGTGCTGTGCAATACGCACGAGAAAATCCCGGAACCGCATCGGCGTGGGCATCCGTCGGTCTGGTGGCCTTGGTTGCATTCATGCTCATGAAGGGCCGCGGCACTCGTTACCGGTAGATTCCGCTGAGCCAGCCAGTTGAAACAGACTATCGCGGACCTGGCCGCCAGTCGGTATCAATCCTTCCTTCCTCGGCTTTATGGAAATACTGGGAGCAGACCAACCAACCTTTAATTGGTCTCAACAACAGAACACATGCAATCACGATGATCGGCAGGGTCGTGATTGCATGAACCCAGATCGGTGGATCAAAAACTGATTGCAACCAGATACCGAATAGCAGCGCAGGCACCGCGGCGATCGACATCGAAAAGAATGCGGGGCCGTCAGCGGGATCGGCGAACGAATAGTCCAGACCGCAAACCTCGCACTGCTTGGCTAGTGTTAGATAGCCCTTGAACAGGTGTCCTTGTTGGCACCTCGGGCATAGTCCTCGGACACCGGTACGAAACGGACTGTTCGTTGCGGAATATGTCATGTCTGGCTCCTCCAACTATCAATTAGGAGGACCCAACAATCAATCAAGCCAATCGTGCCGGCGGGGAGCCTACCGCAATAGGCTCAACCCGCCGAACCAGCTGCCGGAGGAGAAACGGCGCTGGATGAAAATGGCAAGGAACGGCCACGAACGAACCGCAACCTTCTCAGCTATGCTGCCTTGCCGATAGTTACGCCCGGTTCAGCGGTTGCACCCAACTGCAACATGACCGAGCGTCCGTCGCCTCGCGCACGGAACAGTGCGGGGCAACCGCATAGCGGTTGAACCCCTTCACTATACTCCGCACGAGATTGCAAAAAGCGGCAGTTAGGCCGCAGATTTTTTCAATGCGGCCACAAGATTATCATTTGCCGCTATCAGCCGCCTTTTGCCTTGCCGCTCTTTTGTGCGCTGATGGCCACTCACTCCGATATCTGCCAGACTGCCCGCATCCATCGCAGCGTCCAGAACGTCCCGATCCCTGTCCTTCAACTCTTGAAGCGCTTCAAACCAAAGGTCGCGATCGATCATCGCAGACAGTGTATCTTCCCAAGATTCATCTCCTCCTCCAGCACACGTCGTCTTTCGCATACCGAGGAAACTATCGGCCACCTTGGGTGAGCCACACGGCAATCCTTTTGGATATCGCGTGAAAGTAACCTTCTCCATGTCGGTATTTGCGTAGGCCTCCGCGAGAATGCGGGCGGATTCCTCAGCGCTGTAATCCGTACCATTTCGGCGCTTTCCGGATGGAATATATCGATGCGGCAGTGTTCCAAGCATATCTTCAAAATAGTGATTGCTGGCCTTGGTATCCTTCGGATCAGCTCCGCCACCCGACGCACGGTCGGGTTTATCTTTCATGCCGAGCATTGCGCCCGCTGGCATGCGAATGTCTGCCTGTATAACTTCGCCGTCGATGCCAAGTACGTACCCGACCTCAGTCTGGTTACCATCGCTAAACCGCAGCTTGCCTATACGGACGATCTGTCCATTCTCATTCTTCTCGACATCGCCAGTAGCTACATTCTGCATGATGGCCTGCACTGACGGTGTCTGTCGCCAGTCGCGCTCATAGCGCATTTCCGCAACCTCCTCCGGGTCATTGTCATTCGCACCAGGCGCGACGGACCAATTCGTCTTTAATGGTTCTGGTTGGCCTTCCGGTCGGTTGCGATACGCCATAAGCGATTTCAACTGTTCTGCGAGCGATCCATGTCTTGAATTCTTCATGCTGCTTTCCCCTTCTCTTGTGCAAGCCACCCCAGAACCGCCGTAACGGCCTTCTCAGCAGCTTCGGTCGTTTTGGTAGCCCGAATGACCAGAACCGTGTAGCCAAGCCGCTGTAGGGCAGCGTGGCGGTCTTTCTGGGCCGGCGACAGTCTTCCCTGCCCGACCTTGTTCTCGATCATCAGCAGACGCCCGTATTCGCCATAGATGCGTAGGTCTGGCTCGCCGCTAGTCATTCCCGTCGCAATTGCTTGGGCCTGTGCCGTTGGGCCTCGCTTGCTGGCGTTCATGTCACCTGCCAGCAAGAACTCGCGTTGGTACTGTGGCAATCGGCGAAGTGCGGAAACCTGTGCGGCCTGTAATTCCCATTCGAGCGGCAAGGCTGGCTTGGTCGTCACCTTCCCGGCCTTGGTGGTGATCTTGACGCGGGCGCCGTTGATGCGTGTGATCTGTGTCGTGGTGGCGGTCGTAGATGAAGGCGCGCGCGTGCGGTTGCGTGCCATGTGAGCTCCTCGTGTTAATTGCGGTATGCCGTTGGTAGCGGCAAGAGGAGTGTGGAATGCCTCGATAAATGTGGTGTTAATGGCTGACGCAGCGCGGCGAATATTTTGGGCCAACCTCAAATCAGGTTGTATTTTGGAATTGGTCAAAAACAGGAAAAGTGCGCACTTCTCAAATTTCGAGAACTGCGCGCCGCGCGCTTTGTGCGTAAGTTTCTATATAAGAACTCTTACGCACCAAAAGCAGCGTGCATTTGCGAACTTCTTTTAGGGTTTTTCGAGAAGTGCGCACAAAGAAGTGCGCATTATTAGAAGTTGTATTTTAATTGTGACAGCGGGTTGTAGACACCGCAGAAAGTTGTTGTGGAATCAACCAAATCCAAGTTCACTTACACAATGATTTTTCTGACGGAGAATTAAGATAGATGCGGGGAAAACGGAATATTTGGGAAGGCGATCAACTCAACCGTGAGCCGCACGCGGCCTTTTTGCAAAAATTCCTTACCGAGCGTACGCTTCGGAAGGCAAAAGAAAATGGCGGTTCGTATGTCTTGAACATCGACGCGGAATGGGGGTTAGGAAAATCGTTCTTTCTTGACCGTTTTGCTCAGCAACTCAGTCTTTCCGGGCACGCTGTGGTGCAAATAAACGCTTGGAAGGACGATTACACTGATGACCCTTTTGTTGCCGTGTTAGCAGCGATTGATCAGGTCATTGCCCCATACCTCGACAAAAAGGGCAACGTGGCATCGGCGTGGGACACAGCTAAGAATGTCGCGGCGCCAATAGCCATTAAAACGGCCGCTGGCATTGGCAAAACTCTTTTCAAGAAATACGTAGGCGAAGAACTAAAAACTATCATCGACGACACAATTCAAAATGCCGACATCAACGCTGCCGCTAATCAAGCAGTAGAGGCCGGCATAGCTGGAATAGACAAACTTGCAGATGGGTTTACGGAAAAGATTATTGCCGAGTTTAATGAACAAAACCAAGCCATTTCTGACTTTCGATCCAATTTGGAGAAAGCCATTCAACTTCTCGACGGCAGAGCAACACTCCCACTTTACATCCTAATCGATGAATTAGACCGTTGCAGGCCGTCTTATGCTGTGTCTCTTCTAGAAAGAGTAAAGCACCTTTTCGATGCATCAAATATTTGCTTTATTTTCGCTACCAATAATAGTCAATTGCAGCATGCTATTACCGGAGCATATGGCCCGTCGTTTGATGGCTATAGGTATCTAAAGAGATTCTTTGAACGTACCTACTCACTACCCGCGCCAGAACAAGACGATTTCGCTGCAGCACTGATACAACGTATTAATTTAGATGTTTTTCACGCACCACGAGACCGAAAAGATGAATTCATTAGATCAACTTGCCGGCAATACAAGATGGACTTGCGCGAAATACAACAATTTATGGATATTATTGAAACTGTCAGCATATTATGGAACCGGGAATATCGTATAGAACTTGTTACACTTGCTCCATTGATTATACAATACATGAGAACTGGTGAATGTGATTGGGCCGAGACAGAGAAGTCAATTCCACCGGGTTTCAGTATTGATGTTGGATTCAACCGTGGTCACGGCAATATTCCGCTAGGTGTAAAAGCATGCTTTACATCTCTATCAAGGCACTACAGGTCGTTATCTGGCGTACTCGAGATAAGGAGAAATGAACATCATGTCATCGATGTCACTTCTACATATGTTCTACGTTCATTGAACGACGAAGCAGAGGAGGCCGCATGGAACGGAGAATCTGTCCAGCTCGGCATTCCAACCCTAATCCAATCCGCTGGAAACTTCACCTAACAAAAAAGCGGAGCCTAAGCCCCGCCTTCTCGATTCAATTACCGGCCGATATCATGTTGAGTCAAACAAGCGCCCCTCGCCCTGGATCCGCAGCAGCGGTGCGGTAAACTCTGCGTTAAAGCCTTCAGGTCTGTATTCGGACCTAACTTCCCCCGAACCAAGAAGCCCCATTCTTATGAGTTTGGAGCCAAAACCTGTCTTTGTCGGTGGAGCTACCGGCGGTCCTCCGATTTCGATCCAATTCATTGAGAAAACCGGCTCAACCTGCCTTTTGGATATTGCAACATCCAGTCGCACTTGCCCCGTAGGATTAGAAAGCGCACCGTACTTAATCGCGTTTGTTGTCAATTCGTGAACCAATAGCGAAATGGTCGATGCGCCCTTCGGGCCTACCGATACATCTGGCCCAACCATGTGAACGCGATCATCTACAGCAAGCGCAGTTGTTACTCCAGATACGATCTGACGCAACGAGCCTTCCGAGCTTTTGCCGAGCCTCAGTACATCATGCGCGTTCCCCAACGCAGAAAGCCGCTTTATGAAGGTATTGATGACCTCTTCATCGGCATTGTTGTTGAATGTCTGGCTCGCAATAGCGGACACCACGCTGAAGGTATTCTTGATGCGGTGAGCGAGTTCGGTATTCAGAATCCGGGCGTGCTTTTCGGCTTCCACTTTTTGCGTGGTCTCAATGACCGTGTCGATCATCCCGCCGACCCGACCCTGTTCATCAAAGATCGGGCTGTAGCAGAATGTAAAATAGCATTGCTCATCATATCCGTGTCGATCGATCACAAGTGGAAAGTCTTCGATAAACGTCGCCTCGCCAGCGTAGGCTTTCTGAACCATGGGCAGCAAATCATCCCACGCCTCCGACCAGATATCGCGAAACGAAGCCCCCATGCAGTTCTCTTTTTCACCGAGAATTGGTCGGAAAGCGTCGTTATAAATCGTCGTAAACTCCGCCCCCCAAATGATTGCTTTGGGAAAATGCGAAGCCAACATCATCTGTACTGCAGTGACCAAGTGCGCCGGCCAACTCGCTGGCACCCCTATGGGGTTCCGGCTCCAATCCAACAGCCGAATTTCATCAGCCGACTGACCACGCGCATGCAGGAAGGGCACCGCACTGTCCATAGTGTATTCCAATTTGATCGAGGAAGATTCGTAGGCGGCACCGCCTAATCTTATGAGATAGGGTACGCAAATGCGAGCGGCAAAGTTCTACTGGCATCAGTTGAATCAAACCGCCCTGACAAACGACATCGTTTTCCGCTGCACTGGATCGCGCTCCTCGACCTTCGCCAGGAAACCTTCCTTGAATAGTGCCTTGGTAATAAGGTTGGCCCGCTTCTTTTGCACCTCGTCGTCAATATCTAGCCCAAGCGCATAAGCCACGGCGTGCCCAACCCAATCCTTGGCTTGCGGCGCCTGCTTGTACATGCCACCATTTACAGCACCACGGATTGCGTCTTTCTGGTCATCAGTCAGCCCTTCGGCAACTTCCTCGCTGGACGGCCAATGCCATTCCGTCACGACCGGAGCGTGGTCCTGGGGCTGGGTCAGGCCGCGCCCGTTACCAAGCGCCACGCTTTCGATATGCCGCCAGTCCAACCGGTGTGACAGCGGTGTAAGGTTCGACTTGCCATAGGTGATCGAGAAGTAGCCGAACCGTTCCATACCGGGAATGCCCGCCTCATTGGCTTGCGCTTCTGACATGCGGTTAAGCACGCGCACTGAACGCGCTGCGCCGATCAGCGCCACCGCGCCGCGAGCATCTTCGACGGTAGCCTCGCGATCGCTGACCTTGCGTAGGTGGTGCACGATGTCGATGGAGCAGTTCGTGTAATCCGCGATCTGCGCCCAGAGCTTCGCGACCTTGTCGATTGCGCCGTTGTCGTTTTCATTGACCTGGTGCGTCGACACAAATGGATCGACGATCATTACGTCAATGCCATTGGCAAGGATGGTTTCGGCAACAGCCTCGACGATCGGCTCTTGGATTTTGACTCCCTTCTTGTCGTCGATAGCAACGACCAGTTCCTGCTCTCGGCCGCTGTCGAGGAACAGGTGTCCATCAATATCTTCAGGCTTGAGATTGAAGTGGATGCACGCCGCCATGATGCGCCGCTCCAACTCGTCGCGCGGATCTTCGACATTGAACAGCCAGACCTTAAGACGGCGGGGCGGCTTGACGCCGTTCAAGGCTTTGCCCGAAGCCATTGCCAGCGCTTCCACAATACTGTTTGCGGTTTTGCCAAGGCCGCCCGGTGCAACAGTGACTGAGACATACTTGCGGATGAAATGCCGGCCGAAAGCGAATTCGCGGCGTGGCAGTGTCGACGGGTCTTTCCACTGGAATGGCGTAGCTGCGAGGATGGGTTGGTCGGTGAGCTCTTCTTCGATGGGCGGCGCCTCTGGTACGTCGTTGTGCGCTTCGGGCTCCCGCTGCTCGTCCACCTTCGCCCGCGCATTGTCGAGCATGCGCGTGATGTCCACCAGCTTGGTGTTGTCGTTGACGGCTTCCGGTGCCTGACGCGGGTGCATCTTGCCAGCCTTCAGCCCGTTATCGATCGTCTTGCAGCAGCGGGGGAAATCCCTACCCCAGCCGCGGGCCACGTCCTGTAGCAAGGCCCGCGCTTCGGATTCCGACAAGGCGCCAGCACCGACGAACGTTCCCATCCGGAACGCAGCGTCGTTCAGCCGGTTGTTGCGGTTGCCCATCGGTTCCATGGCAAGGTCGTCGAGCTCGGACTGTACCGCGCGCTCGACGTATCGGTCGTTAATCGTGCCGGATACCGACGGTGCCTGGTACATGGTCGTACTGTCGTAAGATCGCGGCAGGACAAGCTCCAGCAGCCAGTCCGGCGCGTCAACTGGTTCCATATCGACCAGCCAACGGTAAGGCTGGCCTACAGCAGGGACACTGCCAGCCGCAATGACATAGCCACCGTCGCCGCGAACATCGATGCCAGCGCCCAATGCTCCGCGATTGCGGACGCCAGCCTTGTGCTTGAAGAAGTAATGACGGCCGCCGCTCGTGGTTTCTGCAGTAAGCGTGACAGGCAGAGCGCCATGCTCGGCTTCCAATGCGGCAAGCGTATCAGGCCCGCCATGCTTCGGGTCGATATCCAGCACCCATGCACCAATAGGCGCACCGGTGGGCACGCCAATCATTGCACCGGGATTGCGGCGCCAGAGTTCACGCACGATGCGCTCATTCAGCGTCGCACCGCGGAACCCGTTTGAGGTCAGCGGAGTTTTAGTCGCGAGGATTTCGATAAGGCCGTCCTCGTCGACGAATTCCTCATCGGCGGCACGGCATGGAAATACAGGCCAGTTGCGCGCTGGGTAGGATAGCGCAACGTCGAGCATGGGGTCGGTATCCGGTAATACAGATTGCTGCATGATTACCTCGGGAGGGAAAGAGATGTGTAAAGACTACGATATGCTGCAGAGCGGTGATGGCACGTGGTCCATTGTGGCGAAGTCCACGCGGCGGCCGATAACATTCAAAGGCCGACTACAAATTGCGTTGACGGAAGACGTTGCGCAGCAAGCTTTTGCGATACTCGATCGCGTCGAACATGAGCGCGAACAACAGTTGCGAGACGGCCGGCTGATGTAGGGATGACCGCCTAAGCTCCTGCGATTTAAACTGGAAAACCGCTGGTTGTTTTTGTAGTGCTTAACCCTGACTTTAAACGCGGGGTAAGCATGACTTGGGGCTTTGTCGTTGGCAGACACTATAACAGGCGAAACGACATTCATGGTCAGTTTGCTGGCCAGCAACAGGGTGGCATCGTTACTCCGTCCAACCATAACGTTGTAATTATCATCACCGGCAAGGCTGGCAGTCATTACGGCTATGAAGACCAACACCTGCCCGATGGACGTTTTGACTATTATGGTGAAGGTCAAGTCGGCGACATGGAAATGGTCCGCGGCAATAAAGCAATTCGCGACCATGCTATGTTGGGCAAGGATCTACTCCTTTTTGAAAGCCTCGGGAAAGGCAAAGATCTTATCTTCCTGGGCAGCTTTATCTGCGAGAGTTGGCGATGGGGACAGTCGCCTGATCGCAACGATGATATGCGCAAAGCCATTATCTTCGAACTTAGAAACCTCGAGAACATTGTTGAAGCCGTCGACGATGAACAGCCCGTTCCCGCTGTCGATTTAGCAGCTATGCGAGGTCTTGCTCGACAAGCAGCGGGAAGCCGCGAGGGCAAAGCGTCAACTCGTACCATCTATGAGCGAAGCCGACATGTTAGAGATTACGTGCTTGCTCGGGCTAACGGTTATTGCGAGGGTTGCGGCTGCCAAGCGCCTTTTCTGCGAGTCAACGGGCAACCTTACCTGGAACCTCATCACATCCGTCGAGTGAGCGACGGCGGCCCTGATGATCCCGCATTCGTGATTGCGTTGTGCCCTACTTGCCATCGCAAAGTTCATCACGGCCAAGGTGGCTCCACATACAACGATACGTTACTCAAGAAGATGCCATCGATCGAGCCGCCGAACGGAACTTAGAACGGCGCCTCCTTCAACGCTTCCCGCATCCCTCGCCCGCACCCTTCCCACGCGGCTTTCACCAGCATGCGCGCTTCCAGTTCGTCCATTTCCTTAAGGTCGGTCTTTTGGATGGACTGCAAGTATTCACCGACCGCCTCAACGCCGGTATCAAGCGCGCGCAGTTCGTAAGGGTCCAATCGCCGCCGATGCCGGATATGCTCGGCAATGTCGGCGCATTCCTTGCACAGCCAGCGGATCGGCTCGCGGTCAGCTTGCACGCCGAGGCCTACGGCGTGGCGGGCGCAGACGTGGCAGATGTCGGCGTCAGGCTGCATTTGCAGCCTCCGCATTGTTGTCGTTGGCGGCAAACAAATCGGCCGACTTAGGAACTTTCCGTGGCGCCTCAACAAACATGTCGCCTTGCGCATAAGCCTTTTCTATGCGCTCACATGCAACGTCGAAATACTTTGGATCGAGTTCAATGCCAATGAATCTACGGCCCAAACGTGCGCAGGCAACACCAGTGGTTCCCGAACCCATAAATGGATCGAGGATCGTCTGCCCCTGGCTGGTAAAATCAGCCAGAAGCTCTGTCATCAACGGGATCGGTTTCTCGGTCGGATGTCTCCCGTCACGGTCGCGCTGATTTGTAAGGTGAGTGTAGACTCCGCGCTTTCCACCGGCGTTCCAGCGGCTGTGTCCTTCGCCAGACCAAGACAACGGCATGGATTCATATCCCATTGCCGGCATTTGTCCGTTTAGCTGCGGTGTACTGTCTGGCTTCACCCAAATCATGGACCGTTTGTACTTACTGCCAGCAGCTTCGAGACTGTCGCGCCAGATTCCGACTGCTTCCGCCTGACAGAAGAAGAGTATCCACCCGCGCGATAGTCGGTGCGCAGCTATCGAAACATGGTCTCGAAGGCTTTCTGTTATGGCAGCGAAATCTAGGTCGGCATTGGCGCCAGTCTTGATCGATTTCTGCGTTCGCCGCATCGATCTGTGAGCTTCTTTCTCATAAGGCGGATCGCCGATCACATGGTCCACCTTTTCAAGGCTGGCCATGACTTCGAGACAGTCGCCGTTGTAAAGAACGGCGTCGCCAATGCGTTCAATGCGCATCCTCATCTCCTCGTGTTTCGTGGTGGTAACCCGCCAGTTGGTGGCTGGCGGGGTGTTGGTTATAGGCTGGGTGCGCCGCCTTACTGCACGGCAGCAATCGGGCCGGTTAGGTCGGGAAACCAGTCGTCATAACATCCCACGTTCATCCGTCCATCAGCCGCCGAATTATAACCGCAAGGGCATTCGTATTCGTTGCTGATGTACAGACCGACGCCAACGTCGACGCATTCCGCCTCAGCCGTGCCGCCGCATTCGGGACATTTCATGAATTGGTCGCCGTAGCTCACGCAGCCCTCACCGTAAGCGTCGGCTGACCTTCGCGCAGTACGGCGCCCTTGACGATCTTCCCAGCATCCAGTGCCGCCTTTATCGCCGTTTTGTCGGGCTCGCGCTTCATCTTCACGACGTTGTCAGGAAGCAGGCTTTCGTCCACAATCTCAACCCCGGCGCGTCCTTTGCCAACCGACACAGTTGCTTCCGGCAAGCTCACCTTGTTCAAGTCGGCCGCCTTCAACAGGCGCAACAACAAGGCTCGCATGGCGTCCTTGCGTCTCGTGTATCGATCTTTGCGCGCGGACAATTCCCTGGCGCGTTCGCCAATGGCCAGTACCATGCTGTTTGCATCGCGCTCAATTGCTACGATCTTGCCGAGCACGCGGTAGGCGTCCGTCTCGCCTTCGATTGTGTCGGCGCGCAGTTCGTCGTCTTCTGCCAGTTCGGGGTATGCCGCAACCAAGTCGGCGAATTCCCGTTCCAGGACGGTAACATCATATGCCAGATAGTTCTGTGCTTTCGTGTTGTCGGCTTTGTTCTGCATTGTTGCTCCTCGTGTTTCGGTGGTTGGCTCTGGTAGGTCTCCAAAGCAGCGGAAGGTAAGTTAACACGCCTCGCGGCGCATCCCGTTAATGGATTGGTTTATTTTGATAAAACTTAATCACACCGTTTTAGTGTAATTAATACTTGTTTTTAACTGTTGCGCGCTTCGATTGTTTATGTATATTCGCGCCACTCTTGGGAGGGAGTTAGACCGCCCAGGCGCGCACCGTCCGCTGCCGGGCGGTTTTTTATTTTTTCCTGCATATCTGCTATGCGAATTCGATCCTTGCAACGCATGGGTGGGCCGCCTATTTACGCCTCGTCCGGTTTTACTCCTCCTCCCAAAAACCGGACCCTAAGCGCGGTACTCCTCCTCCCAACCGCGCTTTTCAGATCGGCCCGCTTCGCTCCTCCTCCCAATCGCGAAGCGGGCTTTTCTATTTCATGCAGTTGCGGTGCCTAATGTTGGCAACCGTTACATTCTGTTATTTCACCATTCGCTAATATGACCATATCCTAGTGCCGCAAACCTTCTCTGGAATGCATCCGCATCGCATGAACCAGAGCCCCCCGCCCCAACATGCGATGCGGAACTCCTAGAACGGAATATCGTCATCCAATACGTCAGCCAGCCCGGCAGATACTCGGCCATAGTTTGATGCCGGCACATTGTCGTTGCTCGCCTCTGGCACGTTGTCATTTGCAGCTCCCGCAATGGCATCGACCACTTCCCAGTATTTGCCGTTCGGCTTCACAACGATTTCCGCGGTCGGCAGCAGCTCGTTCTGGCGCTCAATGAATTCCAGCACAGTTTTCGGGAACGGTGCCTGCCCACCGTGCTTTCGCCACCACCGGTCTGACTTCGATTTAAAGAAGCCTGTGTGGGCGGGCCCCAACCATTCGTTGATTGGCGACATGCCAACCCAGTAGGACACCTTCACGCTGTCCTGCTTACCGGCCTTGCCTTCGTGGTATGCGAAGGTGCGGCGCTCCACCTGACGGGTGCTGGCTTTGTCCTTCGACAACATCGGCACATCTTCGGCCTGTGCAGATATCTTCGGTGTTTCATCAACCGGGAATTCATACCCGCAATCCGGACAGGTATGCAGCGAGGCATGGATCAGCGAGCCGCAGCCTACTAAACCACGATCGTCAGGCTCTTGCGGACATTGCTTCACTGGCGCCTCCCCATCGCCTTTCTTCATACCCGGCGGCGTTACTGCATCGATGGGCCCGTGCTTGCGCACGACACCCGCAAAATCCAAAAACAGGCAGTTCTCCTTGCCCGGATAAAGCCGTAAGCCACGCCCCGCCATCTGGACATAAAGGCCCGCTGATAAGGTTGGGCGACAGAACGCGACCAGATCGATGATCGGCAGGTTCGTGCCGGTTGTTAGTACCGAGTTATTCGTCAAGGCGCGGATCTTGCCAGCCTTAAAATCAGCCAGAATGCGATCCCGCTCACCGGTCGGGGTGTCGCCAGTCACAGTCTCACAACTAAAGCCCCGACTACGAATTTCGTCTCGCATATGCCGGGCATGTTCGACGCCACTGCAAAAGCACAGCCAAGCCTTGCGCTCCGCACCGGACGCCGTGCCGTATGTGATGATCTCGTCGACCACGGAAGCCGTGATATCGTCCTTGTCGATGGCAGCCTGGAGCGCGTTCTGTTTGTAATCGCCGCCCTGCTTGCCAACGCCGGACAGGTCGAAGGCAGTCGCCATGCCCTTCGAAATAGGACGGCACAGATAGCCTTCCTCGATCATTTCGCCGATTGGCTTTTCAAAGCAGATGTCGTCGAAAAGTGCGCCGTCACCTTCCGTCAAAAGCCCCTCGCCCAAGCGATAAGGCGTGGCTGTGAGACCAACCAGCTTCAGATCAGGGTTGATGGCGCGCAGGCCCTCGATCAGCTTGCCATACTGCGTTTCGGAATTGCGCGGCATGAGGTGGGCCTCATCGACCAGAACGACGTCGATGTGGCCGATCTGCTCCGCCTTGTTTGCGATGGTCTGCACGCCGCCAAAAACGATCTGCGCCTTCACATCCCGCCGGCCTACGCCAGCCGAAAAAATGCCAGCTGGCGCGAACGGCCAGATGTTCAAAAGCTCCTGATAGTTCGAGAGAATGAGCTCGCGAACATGCGTCACGACAAGCACCCGCATGTCGGGCCAGCCTTCGATCAATTCCTTGCAGATCGTGCCCAGCACTAGGCTCTTGCCGCCGCCCGTCGGAAGCACGATAAGAGGAGAGCCGGGTTGTTCGCGCCAGTAGTCGTAAAGGCCGTCAACCGAGGCGCGTTGATAATCGCGTAAGGTTAGCATTTGGGGGCGTTACCTTGTCTGATAATGAAAAACTCGAGAAAGAAAACGAGCAGTTTTCTTCGGCTGTTTTGTATGTTGCGACGGCCGTATACGTCGGTGTCTGTGCTATGGTTTTTGGCGCGCTCTATGCGAAGCTGCCTTCGTTAGGCGAGGCATTCCTGACGCTTATGAAGGACTACGGGACGATTCTCGCTGGCATTCCAGTTCTGGTGGCTGTGGTTGTTGCGAAACAGCAGTTGGATGCTAATCGGAGGCAGCATGTTGCAACAGTGAAGAGGGGCTTGAGGAAAGAAATAGAGGCTATCGATAAGATAAGCTCATGGACATATCCGATTAAGCGTTCTACTCTTCAAAGCGTCACTAACGACATATTCTTGCGTACACTTAATATTGTTCGCCTCCCGACACCTGATTTTGATGAGCTTCATGAAATAGAGAAATTCATCCCACGTCGTATTTACGGCTTACTTGTTTCTTTCTTCGATGATATTCGCGAGTTTGGTTCCAGAACGGTTGAAACTGCAGCTAAACGCAAACAGGCCGAAGATGCGCTCGAAGAACTTCGCGATTTCGCAAGCGAGATACAGGACGAAGCCGATGCGCATTACCGCTATCTCTCCCAGTACTGGTCCTAACCACTGACTTCTCCCCTCACCCCATCCACCCAAATCTCACCCGTCGCCAGCCGGTATGTGACCATCTCCGCGACCTCGTCGGCATCGATCTGCTCGCCATTTATCAACCCCGGCAGATAGAGGTGAGCCGGGCAGCCGTCTCGCTGCTCGTCGATCGACAATGGCTTGTTCCAGCGAGCGCATGACATGTGGCAATCACCGCCATGCTCGGGCTGAACATGAAGGCAAGTGCGGCAGTTAACGCGCGGCTGCACGCCTTCGTGGCAGACTCCACGGTGCTTGCAGGACATGCAGCCGAAGAACTCCGGATCTTCGCTGATACGGCTTGGCGGCTCGTCCGAAAATACGATGCGTTCACAGCGCGCCAGCAGCTGCAAGCAGAACTCGACATCGTATTCGATCCTCTCGGCATAGAGTGTGTCAGTGTTCTTGCACGACGCCAGATACAGGCAGCGCGTCAATCCAAAAGCCTGCATTCCAAGCTGGCACTGGGCATAGTGAAGTGGTTTGGCTTTCTGGCAGCCGTGCTTTTGCAGTTCCTTGATGCCCTTCTCGTTGCTCGACTTGAATTCCAGCAGGTGTTCGGTCTTTGGTGCTTCTGGAACACCCATTGCTTTGCCGTCGCACTTGCCACGCACGAAACCCGATACCAGTCTGATTTTGTCCTGCTGCCCGTAAACGTCGACGCCAATGCGTTCGAGGTCGGCTATCAAGCGGTCTTCCTCGATATTGCCGGTGGCGAACAGGCGGAGCTGGCGGCCAGAATGGACCTCGTGCGCCGAGACCCAGCGGAAGCCGTACCAAAGCGCGCGGTCGCATTCAGTGCCAGCCTCTCCCACGCTGATGCCCCACGAGTCCCAGGACTTGGCCTGGGACTCGTAAGCTTGATAAATGGCGCGGACGGTACTGGATTCAGCTTTTGGGAGGGGAGCCATTCTTAAACCCTCATCGGCATCAAGACCGCAGTCCACTCGCCCTCGCCTTTGACGACAGCAGGCATGCCAGCATCGCCGAGCGCGAAACGCACGTTCGGTTCATCCAGAGCGCCAAGCATGTCGTTTACGTACCGGGCGTTAAATCCGGTTTCCAAAGGCTCGCCCTCGAATTCAATCGAAACTTCATCGCTAGCCTTGTCAGCCAGCATCAGTCGCAGCACATCGCCGACTGCGAATTTCACGGCTCGCGATTTGTCATCCGCAACCGCGGCGACACGCTCGACCGCCTTCATGAGTGCCTGCCGATCGACGGTAAGCACGTTGCTATTGCCGGTTGGAATGACGCGCACGTAGTCGGGGAACGTGCCATCAATCAGCTTGCTCGTGATCACCGTCGAGCCAGAGGTGACGCGCACCTTGTTCTGGGACAGTTCGACCGTAACCGCACTTTTCGGCAGCAGGCCTACCAGCTTTCGCGGCAGGATCACGCCGTAGTTCAAGTCGCCGGCAGGGCCGACATTGCGCATCAGCCGGTGCCCGTCGGTTGCGACAGCAACCAAGCGGCCGTCAACGGCATGCAGATAAACGCCAGCCAGATAATAACGTGTCTCGTCCGTCGAAATGCAGTGCACACACGGCGCGACAAGCACTGCCAGATCAAGCTCAAGGGTCGTGTCGAACTTCCCAGCGCTAAAGGACGGGAAGTCTTCAGCGGGCAAGACGTCGAGCTTGTAACGGCTGCTGCCAGACGCGACTGTAAGTCGGCCTCCATCGCTAGCTGCATCCAGATCAAGGGTAATGTCGCCCGTCGCGCGCTTTGCGATGTCCGCAAGCATCTTGCCGGGAACGGTTACGCTGCCGGGCTGGCAGTCGAGCACCGGCAAGCTGGTCGTAATCTCAACGTCCAGATCGGTCCCGGTGAGGCGCAATTGGCCGTCCTCGACCGCCAAGAGGACGTTGGCGAGAATAGGAATCGTGTTGCGGCTTTCGATGGCACGCGTGACGGTAGCCAAGGCGTGCGCGAGCTGTGAGCGGTCAATGCTGACTCTCATCAAAGTCTCCTCGTGTTTAGTGGTAGAAGGCGCGGCTGGTAACCGCGCCTGTTGTTTAGCTTAACCCCAAGGGCGCTTCTTGCCTGCCGCAGCAGCCGCCGGTGCCGGCTTATTGCTGTTCGCTGCAGCCGGTCGGTTGTCATTCGCTGGACGGGCCTGCGCTACCGGCTGGTTGGCGTCGATCGAAGGCTGGGGAACGTTTCCTTCGTCTTCAAAAAAGTACCGCTTTACTTCCATGCGTGCCGGGTATTTCCCATCCTTGGAAGGCTTACCGAGGCCGAGCTTGACGGTATAGGAGCGGAAATGAAGCTCCTCGGTATCGCTGACTTCGTCCAGCCCCATTGCACGACGCATGGCTCCAAATTCGCGCTGCCCAATCTCTTGCGCTATTGGATTTTTGTTTTCGAGATTGATAAATCCGAAGAACTTGCGCCCCTTAACCTCATCGGGCGCGATAACGTTTGCCGTATATTTGAGACCGCAACCAGTGCGGGCTCCTTCAGGGCCGGTATCTACGATATCGGTGGCCTCTATTTCGAACTGCATGATCCCGGCTGGGAGGTCTTCGAAATCTCTCTGTGTGGTATCTACGTCTCCGGCGACGTAGGTTTTTCCTAGTGATGCCATCTAAGCGGCTCCTCGTGTTTTACGTGGTGGTTGGTTGTCATTAACGGCCAGCGTTAACGATGGTTGGAAAGGCTTGGTGAGTTTTGAGCCTTTCGAGATATTGTCCTTCTCCCAGAGCGGTTGAAGGTTTTCCAGCGCCCAGCATCGTTTGAAATCGATATCTTCGATCGTTTCGTAGTTGAATGCTGACCGGGGAATAATATGATCGATATGCCATCCACCGCGCCCATAGTTTTCCCATGTCATTCCGCGATGGAATTGCTTTTCTAAGTGGGCAATTAGTTCATCAATCGTGTAACCGACGAGAACTTCCCATCTGGTCCCGCGCTTTTCTCCACGCTTTAGCGTGTCCCTTATCCCAGCCGATAGAGCGTCATCGATCCTGCCCTTCGGTGTAGATCGTCTTTTATCCTGATACTCTCTATCCTTAGCCCGCCTATGTTCTATGTTCTTCAGTCGATGATCCGGGTTGTTTTCTTTCCATTTCTTGGTGTTTAACGCGGCCCGGCTTCGATTATTTTTCCGCCATTCCCTCGCGTATTCCAGAAGCTTTTCTTTGTTCGCTTCTCTGTATTCAGCTTGATATTCTTTTATTTTCTGGGCTCGCTCGGGGTAGGATTTACGATTTTGGATACGGGCACATTCTGCGCACTGTCCGCTACTGGTTAGCCGATATTCAACATGCCCATGCTTGCACGGCTTGCCCGTAAAGTAATGCGTTGCTCCGGTCTGCCTGGCCTCCGCGCGGGTGCGCGGAAGCTTATCTTCATCATTCACCGGCTACGCCTTCGGCCGATGGATAGCCGGGCGGAAGAACCCACCGATGAAGCCGAGCGAAGCGCCGATCTGCCACATCGCAAGGCCCGCCGCGTCGATGCCAACGGCGGCAAGGAACGCATGGATCGTTTCTGCGAAAAACAGGCCCACGACCCAGCCGACGAACGCGCCACCGAGAACGCCGATGAGCGGTGCGAAGAAGAGGATGGCCGCGATTGCGACAAGGCCAGCTAGAGCTTTTTCCATCAAGCCGCCTCCCTCTGGTCGTTGTCGTTGGCGGCATCGAGGTATTTTGAAAGCTCCTCGAAGCCATGCCCTTGCCGATATGGAATGGTGGCCGGAGCACCTTTCAGCCGGTTCTTTGCCAAGAACCCTGCTCGTTCATCGGTATGGATGACGCGTTCGGCGCCAGACATCCCCTCTGGCTTATTCTTCTTTTCGCCGCCGAAGCCTTCCTTCACTTGCTTTACGGACGTGCGGCGGTTGAGGAATAGGAGCGCCTTACAGTTTTCGATGACGAGATCGAGAGCCCTCTTCTGCAATTTCGGGCGATATCGATCATACGAATCCACGAGTGGATCGTTGAACGACTTAGCTTCGCTGTGCAGTATCTGAATTACAAACAGTCCTGCCCGGTTCAGCGCAGCGATAGCCTCATGGTATTCTTTCCACTCGACGTCGGCGGCAAGGTAACCCTTGCCAAAAGCTGTAGGGGAGCCCTTGTCGTTGCTATCGATGGAATCCCATCCGTTTCGCGCGCAGGTCGCAGCCCAAACCATCGGCTCGATCTTGTCGACCGAATCCAGAATGACAGTCTGAAATTCGTGTTCTTCGGTCAGAATTTCTCCGAAAGTATCCAGAAGGTCGCTGAACGAAGTGATTTCAGCACTTGGTAGGTCGATGCCGTCTGGCGGCTCCTCGCCTTCAACATAAAGATAGATCGGCTTTGGGAACTCAGCAGCAAGACTGGTTTTTCCGACGCCGGGCGTGCCGTAAATGGCAATCGACGGTGGCGTCTTGCGTTTACTGGACTTCAATCTGTCAAAAACAGACATGTCGTCTCCTCGTGTTCATTAGGTGTGGTGGGTAACGGCGATTGGGGCGATGACAGCCGCAAGTATGAGCCAGCCGACAAGCCATGCCGGTGCGCTTGTGAGGGCTGCTGCGCAGTTGTCGCGTGGAGGTCTGCTGGGCATTAGTGCGCACCCCACAGATAAAGCAGCCCATAGAACGGCAGCAGCAGGTTCCAGAACAGGAACGCTGCAATTGTCGTGGCGATTGCCAGCGCGAACGCTGCAAGCGCCAAGGATTGCCCGATGCGACCGACACCGGGCTTTCGCCCGGGATCGATGTACGGCATGTGAGCCGTGGCTTTTGTGGCGAAGGAAATCATGCCAACACCCATGCGTAAAAGCCGACGGTCAGAGCGAGCGCAGCTACAACTGCCAAGCCCCATAGAAAGCGGTCACCAAGTCCGAGCGTGGTTTCCCGCTCATAGAGGGTGTCGCCATCCGCGTAGTCTTTGGGCGCATAGTTGCGCGTGTGGCTGTACGTGGTGGAGGTCATCACGCTACTCCCCTCGTCTTGGTGTTTTTCGTAAGCTTCACTTTCTTGGTGAAATCGACCGGGATGACGTTGTCATCTTCGGGCCTGTCAGCCTCGACACCGTCGCCGTCCTCTTCAAAATCGGGATCGACTTCGAAGCGCGAGACTTCAAGCTGCACAAGGCCCGTGCCGGGAATCATGAAACGCACAGTTAGCCAGCGAAAGCTGTCCCGCTCCTCGATGATGATGCCCTTCCACTTCCAAAGCCGGTGGACGACGATTTCGCCGGGCAAATCCCAGCATTCACCGCAATCGCAAGTCATGCGGCACCTCGAATCTGCGCCGCCTTGGCACGCCATACGGCTCGCCGAACGCGTAAGCGCCATGGAATAAGCCATCCGAAAAAGCATGAAAGAACCGTCACGCTGCCGTAACCGTTGACATCAAGCCCATACAGGCCATTGCCGATCCAGATGTCGATGCCACGATTGCGATTGGTGGCGCGATACTCAGTAAAGTGCCATTCGGCTGGGTTGTTCTTCAGTGCATCCAGCACCGCCGAAATCATAGGATTGGTCATGCGGCACCTCTTTTCGGTGCGCGGTGGTAAGTGACTGGCGCGTTGGAAACGTAACGGCCGTCCTTCAACAGTGCGTACTGCCGCGCTTCTGCTTTTTGCGCAGCCGTCCGGTAAGGCTTGCGGTTTGTCATGTCCCGCTCGCCCGTTCGTGTATATTTCGTTTTCAAGATGGCCTCCTCGTCGGGAGGTTAGTCGTCGGCCCCGTCATCCTCGCGGTCGGCCTGCCTCAAAAGGCTAGTGGACTGTGCCTGTAAATGGACCGTCCAGAATGGTTATGCGGGGCAGCGAGACATAAATGTCCATGCATCCTCCCGAATAACCGCCGTTAAAAGTTGTGCGCCGCACAACGGTCTTCTCTGTTGGCTCTGGCGCCGGTAGCGTGGGCGATCTTTCCGAAAGCAGCGACCAGGCGTGGCCTCTGGTAATGCCCATCAATTCCGCAATCTTCCCGAACGACGCGCCATTTTTACGGTGCGCGGCGGCAGTTGCCTGCAGTTCGTGCCTTGATGAATGCTGCATGTCTCCTCGTGTGTGGTTGGTGACTGTTGACAAGTGCCGTGTCTAACGGCATCTGTCTGGTCGCGCGGGGTGGTACCTGCGAAGGAAATCGCGGCGTAGAAGCGGCTTCGGCCCTCCTCGTGTTAACCGCGACGTACGGGCAGGCTGGGGTAACGGGTGGTGCCGACCCATAACAGCCTGCTTTTTAGTTGGCCGTCTTATACTGCGACCAGATAATCGCGGCGAATTCCTGCCGATCGACTTCGTCCAGCGCGGCCCACGCATCCCAGAACGCTTGACGCTTTCTGTCCTTATTGGACGCTACTACTTTGGCTGTGCCACCGGCAATAATTTCAAGCGCCTTGTCGGCGGTTATTGGCTTGGGCTCTGGCGCTGGACGCGCGCTAACCTTTTCGCCACGCTCTGCTCGGCTGATAAGCTTTTCGCGTTCTTCGTCAGGCAGGCCAATGAGCGCATCCATTTCGACGCCCTTGTCTAGGCTAGTGCCGACGATGCGTTGAATATCATGGCCGAGTTTTTCGGCGCGTGCGATTTTTTGATAAATCTGAGTTCGACTATTGCCAGTAATTTCAGAGGTTGACGTCGCGAACCGTTTTTCTTTTTTCGGCGGGTTTTTATATCCAATTCGTTCGTCCGCATTCCGTACACTCGAATTGGCTTTATTCATCTCATCCCAGATTACCTTACGCCGCGCGATATGCGCCGCTTCCTCTGCCGGAGACAGTTCCGAACGGGCCAGGTTCTCGTCGATCTCCATGAGCTCGGCATGAAGATCGTCAACATCATGAACCACGCATTCTACATATTCTTCGCCGTTCATTTTGAGTGCCGCTAAGCGGTGGCGGCCATAAATCAAAACCGCCACCCCATCGCATAACTCTCCGTCATCCATGACGATTTCGTCACGGATACAGACCGCCGGCGGGTTCATTAGTCCGACTTCGGCAATGCTCTTCGCAATCTCTGCAACTTTAGCTCCATCAGCATTACGATGGCGATTGCCGATAAATATGTCGTCAATGAATAACCGCCGACGTTCCATAGTCAGATCACCTCAGGCAAAGATGCGGGGGATGTGGCAACGGCCAGGGATCGGCCTGCGCGCCAGATCAGGAAGTGATGCACGATCCCACGTGTCCACTGCTGGCGTGTCCACTTGACTGTCTTTTCGCGCAAAGCCTCGCGAAGCGTATAAATTGGGTTACGACGCTTTAGCATCTCACCAGTGCGGAAGGCGGTGAAGAAATGACGGATATCATCTTCATTAGCGCCCAAGGAAAGAAGGTGGAGCGCGGCGACACCTGGTGCAGCAGACCCAAGTCCCTTCTGTGGATTTCCGATAAGGGAATTGGCAAGAACGATGTGCTCTTGGTTCTCGAAATAATAATCCTGCGCTTCTGCAGGTGTAGCCGCGCGACCATTGTACATCTCGAACGCAAGGTTTGAGATAGCGGACATATGCACAGCGTTAGGAATGCTTGCGATATTCAACCGATCAACGCCGGTGCGCTTGCGACCGATATTAACGGTGCGCATCGATTCCTTGGTGACGCCGTACGAGACGACCGATTCAATTGGCTGGCCAGTCAGCAAGACGCCGAGAGTGCGATGCTGACCATCGTTCACCGTGCCGTCCTGACATACAACGATTGACTCGCCGTTTAGATCAAAGCGATGGGTTGCGATATCTCGCATAATAGCGGCAAGGTTGGCGGCATTAACGCGGCGGTTGCCGATGTTGTGCATGAGTAGGATCTGCGCTCGTTCTGGCGAAATGATATGCACATTGGCGCGAGCATCGCCATCGCGAACAAGGCGCTGATGCCATTCCGATGCCTTGGTGAATTCTGGCGATTTGCCATAGATGAAGAAACCAGTTACCTGCCCCACGTTGATCAGGCGAGCAGCAAGGCGGGCAGCGTCTTCAAACTTTCCTTCACGTACCAGGCGGAACACCTTGTCGTGTTCGGTTTCTTCAACCGCAACGAGACGTGTTGCAGCTACCTTAGGCGCATCTTCAAGAATACGCGGTTTGGCAACCGCTGCAGGTTTATGAAACAGCGCTTCCGCACGAGCCCGTTCTGGCGTGTATCTCTTGCTGCGGGTCGTTACAGGGATTTCTCGGCCTCTGGCCTGTACAATCTGCATGTCATTCTCCTCATGGTTGTGTTTCAATTTTCAGCATGCTTATGTGTAGACGTCGGTGGGGAGCAAATAGCCACTCTGCAGCTTCGGCTGTTCTCATGTAGGGCAAGCGGCGCGTTACTGCGTTCGCTGAGAGGCGGCTTTAACCGTCAGAGCGTGGAGGTATTGGCTTATGCTGAAACCTAAGTTGGTCGCAGTTCGTGCTTATGTGCGTCTGCGATTTGGCCGTCTTGAGCATGTGTGTGCTCATTGGCGGTCGTGGCCGGGACAACTGGCCTTCGATTTCTAGGCTGGCATTACAAACCAGCTCAATCCCCACCGACGCCTGCTAATAAGCATGCGTCGCGCGCCACTAGCCATCTCAGGCTAGCAGCGTCCCTATTGTCCTACGGCGGGCGGTTGTCATTGTCTGCTGGTCTGGTGTCCATCGTCATTCTCCTCGTGTTTTCTGGTCGGTCCGCCTTGGGTTGGTACTATCTGTCCGGTCGCGGAAGCTCCGGCTTCTCTTTGTGCAACTCATTCTCCTTTTCTGTGCTCCGGTCTTCTTTGGGCCGGTTGATGAGATTGGTATATCGTTTTATCGTTTTAATGTCAACACTATAACGATTTTATTTTCAGTGATTAAAATGATATTTGTGTGGAATGATAGATATTCACGCGTCAGACCTAGGATTAGGGGCACTCATACGTCAACGTCGCAAGGCTCTTAAATGGAGTCAGGCGGAGCTCGGCGAGCGCGTCGGCGTGAACCAAAATACGGTCTCCCAATGGGAAAACGGCGATGCGTCTAGCATCCGGAATTGGGAATCCGTTGCCGATTCTCTCGGTATCGAACGACTGTTATTCGCGCGTCTAATGGCTAATTCTGTCGTGCAGTCCGGCAAAACAGAACGACTTACGGCCGCTGTGAAGCCACTCGTGAGTCGCCCTACCCCTCAAATAGCGATTTCAAGTGAACATATTGGGGGCGAGCGTGACGTTCCAGTTCGTGGGCGCGCAGTAGGTGGCGATGACGGTAGGTATGAGTTTAACGGCGAGATTCTAGGCTGGGAGGTACGTCCGCCAATGCTTGCTGGAGTAAAAGAAGCGTATTCTGTGTATGTCGACGGCGAATCCATGTTCCCACGGTATAAATCCGGTGAAACCATTTGGCTGCATCCGCACGTCAAACCTCGCCGTGGTGATGACGTCGTTGTTCAGTTGCATGCGGACGAGGACGGGCATGAACCTTATGGATACATAAAGGAATTCGTAGGGTGGCAACCGAGCCGACTGGTCCTTTATCAATATAACCCGCCTCGAGAAGTCTTTTTCGATCGCGACCAGGTGATAAGCGTCCATAAGGTCGTATTCTCACAGCGATAATATCATTTCAATTATCGTTTTATCATTTTATCATTGACTACATCATGTTTTGATGCGATACATCTCCTCGTGAACAGCACGAAGACAGCCTCACCAGCTTGATCTGCTGACCACCCACCAAAAAACACGAGGAGAAACCCACATGACCGTAACAGCACCGAGAAGAAGAAGCCCCAAGCCTCGCCCGAATGAAATCATCGGCGGCGGATTCTTTGTATTCCGCCGCGGCAAAAAGACTGGCCGGGTTGGAGTCTTCACCACCATGCCATACGAGCACGGCTCGTTTGAGCAAGCCTTAGCCGAGGCGACGCGCCTTGCTGCTCTGTGTCCCGGCGAGACGTTCGAAGTTTTCCAGACGAGCGGCGCCGTAGCTTGCTGCACGCCGGTAGTGCTGGCGGAGGCCGCTTAAATGGAGCGGAACCCCACCACCGAGCTCGAAGGTGCGCCTCTCCCACGCGGACAGAAAAACATCGTCGACGCGCTGGCAGCGATTTATCCGCGCCGCATTTACATCAACGACCTCGTCGACAACGTCTATGCTTTCGATCCGAACGGCGGTCCTGATGGCGCCCAAAACGTTGTGCGAGTGCAAATCAGTCGCCTCCGCAAGCTCCTGCCCTCGTTTGGCTGGACGATCCCGATGAACCACCGGGGTGCGGGCAATCACGGGTTTTATCGCCTCGAGCCAGTAGCCGCGAACGACAACGTACCGGCGGCGGAGCGGGCCGCAACAAACCGGAGGGCAGCAGCATGAACCGCGCGCTCCTGAAAATGCTTGCCGACGACGAGTTCGAAACGGAAACCGACGCACCAAAGGCCGGTAATGTCGAGCCTATGCGCCGCCCTGACTACAAGGCGAGGAAACATGGTCGCCCACAGCCGTGGCTGCGCTATGCGGCACGCGAAGCGGTCGAGATGACCGTCGTTGTAGCGTTTTGCATTGCTGTGTGCGGCGTTGGGTTGGGGTTATCCGCATGAGGCACGAAAGATAGCGACGGGGCGCTTAAGCCCCCGAACCTCCAAGAATGACGGCATTTGCGCAACTGGCGCCACCGCTTTTTGCACCCACCCATCAAACACGAGGAGACCCCATGTCCAGATCCATCACGCACGCCGTTACGGCGCCCATCCTGACCGCCACTGAATTTCAGCAACAGGGCACGACCGCCGCGCAGGTCTTATCGATTTCGAAGGCCGTGCGCGCTCTTGGTTATCACACTGAAGCTGAGACGCTGCGCGACACTGCTTTCGAATTGGCGCGCATTACTGGCGTTCGGTTCCGCTACGGCGCTCCCCGCCAGCGTCGCAATCCAGCCAATGGCAACCGCCGCCGGATGCGGAGGGCAGTGTGATGGTAGTGGGTGAACACGCCGTGAAGGCGGCGCAGAAAGCGTATAGAGAATGCGAAGGTGATAGCACGGAAAGCCACCGCGCCGCCCTCACCGCCGCTCTCCCCTTCCTCCCCGTGCAAGGGGCTGTGCAGGCCGACGCCTTCAAGCTGATCGAGCGTATGGCGTTTGGTTATGAAGTTATGTTCGAGAAGCTCTGCCATATTTCAGGAACATCAGGGGTAGATCAGTCTTGGTATCGTGCGAAGGCTCGTGAAGCTACGGAACGTCTTTCTCCGCTGCATTCCATCACCACAGAAAGCAACAAGTCTGTCCCAGGTGATTGCAAGCGGCAGTACCAGGACTTCATGGCCCGCGTCCTCTCCGCGCTTGAGCCATCCGCAGCGCAGCCCGATCCTTGGGTTGTTACTCGTCTCGTCAGGTTCGATGACACAATCGTCTTTGGCCGCGGTGGATTTGATTTCGACCGATGGGAAAGCCTTCGATGGGAAATGCACACCCGTCACGGCTCATTTGCTGTCTGGAAGAGCGAAAGCAAGACATGGTCTATGTACGGCGGCAAGTATGGCTTCTTGATGCTGGATCGTTTCTCAAGCGAGGAAGAAGCCAAAGCCGAAGCTGAGCAGATCGTCATTTCGCTCGATGCCGAGCCATCCGCAGCGCGTACGCTGGCGTTGGAGGAAGCGGCTCGCAACCTGATTGCGGTTCGCTATGACACCTATACGGCTCGGAACGGCAAGCTATGTTCTATCGAAGGTGACGATGGCGAGAAAGCTTGGATTGTCCCGTTTGACGCAATGGCTGAACTGGAAAGCGCCCTATCCTCCCCGGACCATGCCGACGCCGGTAAGGTCGAGGGGGATGGGTGGTCAATGTCCCTGCCGAAATTCCACCGTTATCCGTACTTCGTAGAAAACATCAGCGGCAAGTGGTGCCTGTGCAAGCATCACGGCAACGGGGCATCACACACCATCAGCGTGCATGAAACCGCCAGGGAAGCGCGGGATGCTGCACCGGCTTCGGAGGGCGCGGAATGAGCAAGCTTATCCTCCCTCTGAAAGCCGAATACTTTGATGCAATCCGCGACGGCACCAAGAAGGAAGAGTACCGGCTTGCGAATGCTTACTGGACGCGACGGCTCTTTGTGACCGGCCATAGAACAACCGGACACCGTAGCTTTAGCGGCATCGTCCTGACCAAAGGCTATCCGAAGCGCGACGACGCCGAACGCCGGTTGGAGCTTCCGTGGCGTGGCTTCACCCGCAAGACAATCACCCATCCACATTTCGGGCCTGATCCTGTCGAGGTATTCGCTATCGACGTTTCTGGTCACCCATCAGGAGGCGACCGCCATGGCGAGTGAACAAGAACGCAAGGAAGCGTTTCTGCGGGCGTGGTTCGGCGTGCCGGAAGGTGTTCATTGGGCGCACGGCATGTCGAATGAAGTCGAGCAAGGAATAAGCGATTGCTTTGACCAGGCAATTGCCGCTTGGAACACCCGCCCCACGCCTACCGCTACAGATACGGGACTGGTGACGGTGGGGACTGCCGCAAAATTCGGTCAGATGACAAGGGCGGTATTCAATGCTGCTACGGTTCCTGTTGGCTCTGCCGTCTGCCTCCGCTCGCAGGCTGAGGAGCTATTGGCGGCGGAACGGGCGGAGAAGGAAAGGCTACGAGGTCTTCTAACAAGTGCCACATACGATTTAGCCCGAGCCAACGATGAATGTGGAGCACTCACAATCGACAACGCGGCGAAGGATGCGCGGGTTGAAGAACTGATCGGCACAAACATCGCTGTAGCCAGACGCCAAGAAGAATTGGCCAACCAACTCGCGGAAACCAAAGGTCTATTAAAAACAGCCGACGACTTAGCGTGGCAACGTGGCGCGACAATCGAAGCCCTCGAAGCCAAGCTCGCGGCTGCTGAAAGGGTTCGCGTGGCCGCAGAACGTGTCGTCTGGTTTGATTGGTCTGACAATGACGATGATGCGGTGAAAGCGGTATCGGACTTGCGTGCCGTTCTGGAAGGGAAGCCGTATAAATGCGAGTGGCAACAACGTGCAGAAACAGCCGAGACGAAGCTCGCGGCGGCTGAAATGGCGCTGGAGCCGTTTTCCTATATAGCGGGCGAACTGTTCGCGGCAAATTTCAACAACGATGATGTTGTCTTCAAGCTCCACAGGAAAACCGCGAAAGGGTCAAAACTGTCGTACCAAATGACAGCGAAGGCTTTCTTCGAAGCCCGCGCTGTGCTGGGAGGGAAGCCATGACTTCTGACCTCATTACCCGCCTCTCCAAGCTAGACGCGCCTGACAGGGAAGTGGATGCGGAACTGGAAGCCGTTTCCCTTGGTGGCCGTGTTTACCTCAATGATCCAGAAAGCAAGGAAGTGATCATCGAAAGGCCGATTGATGGCTTTTGGATCAGAGGAATTTACCCATATCGCAAGATTGCTCGCTACACCGCCTCTGTGGACGCCGTTATCGCGCTGGCTGAGAGGGTGTTGCCGGGGTGGACCTTTGAACACATCGGTCAGGATTACATCCGGGCAAGAGGCTTGGACAACGACGTCATGCCAATGGGCTGGACCGTCGAAATATCCGACGGCTCCCAAACTGCCCAAGGCCAAGCGCCAACATTCCCGCTGGCGATCTGCATCGCCCTCTTGCGCGCAAAGGAGGCCAGCAATGCCGAGTAAGGAACAAATCCGCGAGACATTCGACCGTGATGAAATTGTTCTGGCGGGTCTGGCCTCAACCGCCAAACAGTACGTGTCCGATCAAGCTGTCATCGCTGCGATCAATGCAGCCGATGCTTATTCTCGCAAGCACATGCTGAAACTGGTTCAGACTGGCAACGGTGATCCTGAGACACTTCAACGCGAGCGCATGCGCTACGCCATTGCTGCTGGCATGGTTGTTTGCGCCGCATCCGCACTTGGGGAGCAGAGCGAATGAAGCTGACGAAGGCTGAAAGGTTGACGATCAAGCAGAAATTCGGCGGCAAGTGCGCTTATTGTGGCTGCGACCTTCCGGAAAAGGGATGGCACGTTGATCATGCCGAACCCGTCATTCGCAAATCTCAATGGGAGAGCACTGGCTATGCAACAGGACGGTTTGTTCCGACCGGCGAAGTATTCCGTCCGGAGAACAACACCATTGAAAATCTTATGCCTGCCTGTGCGCCATGCAATCTCTATAAGTCTTCGATGAATATTGAAGGGCTTCGTTGGGAACTAGAACGGCAGATCGAACGGGCGCGAAAAACCAGTGTGAATTTTCGTCTCGCTGAAAAGTTCGGGCTTCTAACCGTCAATGAAACGGCAGTTGTTTTCCACTTCGAGCGGTATTCTGCCGGTCGCCAAGCCCTGAGAGGCGGTAGCGAATGAAACTCGACCTTGCAGACGTAAATATCCGCGTCATTGATCAGCGCATCGGTATGGGGGTCGGCGGATTTGATACGGTGATCCGGGCGTTACACGTGCCCACTGGTATTATCGTTGAAATGCCGCCCCTGACCCGAAGCCAGTATTACGACAAGCAAGCCGCGCTTGACGCACTGGAAATGGCACTCAGTCACGTTCCAGATGACGCAGGCCGCGCCGCACTGCGGGAAAGGGAGTGAGGATGTCAGCGCGAGACTACAAGCGAGTATTTATCGTCATCGCGGCACTCGTAGCCATATTCCTCGCCTACCAGCAGATTCCGCACATTCACATCGGAGAGCGTGCGCAAGGCAGCTACGAGGGCGGCATCGCATCTGACGAGGATGTTTCAAAATCGGTTCGAGAGGCGCAGGAAGCCGCAGATAAGGCAAGCCGTGCCGGCCCGGCAGAAAGCAGCAAGTAATGGCGTCATACACCTTTGCTGACACCGAACGATGGTTGGATGCCATAGCCGGTGTGATTGCCTGCTTTCCGGAAACAGAACAGAATCTCCTGCCACTTTATGAGCGCGTGGAACGAATGCAGCGCAGTCTGGCTGCGAACGATAATATTCGCGATCGTATTAAATCACGGCTGCGTCGAACGGCAGCGTGAATTTTTCCATCTGTTCTTTTCGCCATTCCAGAGAACCGCCCGTGCCATATCGTGGGCGGTCAACTGTATGCCCCATCAACATTCGGCGCAGTTCATCGTCCAGGCCCGCCTCTTTCATGCGATCCTCGAATGAGTGGCGAAGCGAATAGACGGTATAGCCGGCACCCTTCGGAAAAAGCTCGTTGTCCTTGAAATACTTATTCAGCGTCGCCGATAGCGTGTCTTCCTTGTTTTTGTAACGAGGGAAGCCATTCCGATGTTTCTTAAAAACCTCATGCGCTATGCCGACCAACGGCAGCTTGCGAACAGACGAAGCGGTTTTAATCTCACGCGGATCTGCAGCGTCTTTTCGAGGCGCAATCAGGATATGCGGAACCTTGTCGGCAAGAAATATGTGCTCGGCCGTAATATTACAAAGCTCGCTTGGCCTGCATCCTGTTTCAATCATCGCGAGGACGATTCCGCGAGCCTCTTCGTTTAAGCTGACGAGAGGGCCATAGGTCAGGAACTTCCCTTTGATGATATCCGTTGGGACAGGCGGCCGCGACTTTTCAACTTTCTCCGCAAAACTAAGATCGCGGAAAGGGTTTGGCCGATCCCTATCGCCCATGTGCTTGAAGTATTCGGCAAATAGCACGCGCATACCACCCATCATGCGATTACCCATGCTGGCGGATATCGGCTGCTTGCCTTTGGCTGGCTTCGTTATCATTTGTAGCCAAACCTTGTAGAATTTCTGCGCGTCCTCGCGGGTTATATCAGCGATTGCTTTATCCGAGACAATCTTCACAAAATGATCGATCGCCCGCTGCTTATGCGCACGCCAACGCTTTTTCTGAATTTCGCTCTTACCCGTCAATTCGTCGGGAGTGATCTCATCAAAATAGATTTTCAGGGCTTGCGTCACAGACACTGACGGGATGCTTGCCGCACCCACTGCGGCCGCATCTTCCTCCGGATTGCCAGTTACGAGGTTTAGTCGGGCCGCTAGCGCCTCATCTGTAAACGAGAGCAGCCGATCGGCTGGCACATATGAAATCCCGATGGCTTCTGCTCGCTTGATGGCGGCATCATAGAGGGCCCGAGCTTTATCGCCGTCAGCCCCAGCCTTTAGCATCGCCCACAACGCGTCATCGGCCGACTCATACTCATCGCGCTTTGTCATCGCCCGAGCGAGATCGGTGGTTTTTAGGCTTATGCGGACGGTAGGAGCGCGACTATCCTTGTCTGCAACAGACTTGGGAACGCGGCGAACATACTGATAAACGCCGTCGCGATCTTTCAAATATCGATGAGGGTCTGATTTAATGCGATATCCAGCCAT